CCTCCTGCACGAGTTGCGTGTAGACGTACTTGCGCAGCTTGTGCTGCACACTGGGGAGCGTGGCGTCCCACTCCACGCTGCTGAAATTGAGGAACGCCATCGTGGTGCTGATGGATGCGAACTCCTCGGGCACCGGCGCATCGATCGGCAGCGTCTCCGTCTCGATCGCGTGGATGAGGATGCCCTGCGTGATGCGGCGCAGGCTGGCGCCTTCGAGGTTCTCGGCCGCGCAGTCGAGCATGTCCTCGTAGATGTTCGAGCCGGAGTAGGCGCCGTCCTTGTAGACCGGCAGGCGCACGGGCACGTTGATCGTGACGCTGGCACGCAGCGTGACCTTCTCGTTGTCGCTGCGCTGGTCGAGGTACGCGTTGATGCGTGCGACGAGGTTCTCGTCGAGCAGTTCGTTGAGGATGGTTTCTTTCACGAGAGGACTCCCAGAGTTGCGAGGATGGCGACGACGAGCACGATGACGATTGCTCGCTTGCTGATGCGCAGGTTGCTGCGCGGGGGCAGCTCGAACGGGTTGGCGTACTGCGCATCCGGGTGCAGCTCGCCGAGCCGGCGCGCGAACCGGTAATGGATGAGGTTGTCTTGGTCTTGGTAGTTCACGGGTTCTCCTTGGTGGTTTCGATCTTGAATTCGCGCTTCGCGCCTTCGCCGCGTTGACTCACGGCGTAGTCGTTCAGCTCGGTCCAGAACTTCAGCTTGGCCTCTGTCTGCTCGGCAGGGAACCGATCGAGCACGACCCACGGCTGCCACTGCAGCTCCTCGCTGAAGTTGCAGCCGTTGTAGCAACGGCGTTGCGGGTCGGTGTTGACGAGGCGCCGCTCTCGCGTGAGCAGCACGTTCATTTCGTCGTGAAGATGAAGCCGGTGCCCAGCATGTAGCAGGCGCCGGCCAGCTTCCAGCTCAGCTTCAGCTCGTCGAGCCGGCGCTGCGCGAAGAACTGGGGCTTCGCGGTGTAGTCCATCGTGTCCGGCGCGAGGTGCTCGGAATAGATGCGCGGGGGGAACGCATCGATGTGCACCTTGTAGCGTCCGGGCTTGGAGTGCGACGCGTGCAGGTAATGCACGCGCACGCCCGTTCGACAGTCAATGGCTTTCATGGCTTTCCTTTCAGGGGTTGGGGAACTGGTTCAGCAGCCGTTCTCTTGCAGACGCTTGCGTGCGTACTTGATGTTGTCGGTGCCGCGAGCGGTTTGGCCCTCGGCGATGTGTGCGCGTCCGAGAGCCTCCAGCTTGATGTACGAGCGACAGATCGCTGATGTCGATCCCGCTAGTGCGGGGCCTTGCGGGATCGATGCCGGCGTCGTGTAGACGATGGGCGCAGGCGTGGGCACCGGCACCTGCTCGTACTTCTTCGGGAACAGCGCCTCGTAGAGGACGATCAGGCCGATCACGGGCACCCAGATCGGCGCGGTGAGGATCACTGCCCAGAAGAGCAGCGTCTGGATGGCGCCATCGACGCCCCCAGTGGCACGGTAGTAGGTTCTCATTGCTGATGCACCCAGATGACGGCAGAGAGGCTCACGAACATGTCAACGAGGGCGTAACCCACCATGACCGTGCACACGAGCCCGACGATGGTGAAGAACACCAGCTTGGCGAGGCGCTTCACACCTCCTCTCCGAAGTTGAAGTCGTAGTCGATCTCGATGAACGTGATGCGCGAGTAGCGCACCGTCGGGTTGTCGTGCGGGAAGTGCGCACGCGCGGCCACCTCCGCGGCCATCTTGGTGGGGTACAGCGTGCGTGGCACGCCCCTGATCTTCCAGAGGGTGATGGCGTCGTCGAACGTCGGCCTGTTGTCGTTGATCTTGATCTCGCAGTCGGAGTGGTACACCGCGTGGCGCATCGTTTCGAGGCGCTCGTTGCTGGCCTGCAGCTCGACGATCTTGGCGCCGAGCAGCACGCCATAGACCACGGCCGGCGTGCGCTCGCCGTTGAGGGCGTAGATGCGCTCGCCCGTCTCGTCATCGACCCAGTAGTTGTCCGGGTCGAGCACGCAGGGGGACGCCTCGTAGTCCTTCGGCATGGGCTGCCAGTTGTCGCCGGTGGCCTCGCGCAGCGTCTTGGCGTACGCCATGCGGTCGGCCTTCTCGCCTTCGCCCTCCGCGGGCGCCTCGTCGTAGCCGGACACAGGGGGGTTGGTGTTCATAGCGGTCTTCCTTCAGGGTTGTGTTTGACAGAGTGTCAAACGGTTGGGGAACTAGATGCGCTTGCCGGCGGCGTCGCGCAGGAGAATCTTCAGCACGAGGTTCATCTGCGCGCCGGCCGTGCTCTTGACGAGTGCGATGGGCGCCTCCGAGAACGTGCGCGTGGCGTAGGCATCGATGCCATCGACCAAGCGCGACCACGTATCCGTGAGCGAGTCGGTGTCGAGGCCGAGGGCCTGTGCCTGCTTCAGCAGCGTGGTGAAGGCGTTGTCGAGTGCTGCTCGTGACCCGGCAAGCGGGCGTTCACCCGCGGGCTTGTGCCAGTGCTCGTTGATGTCGATGGACAGCAGGGCGAGTTTCTCCTTGAACACCTCGATCTCGCGCTTCAGGGGCGTACGAGGGCGCCCGACTTGGCGAGGGATGTGCGGGTCCAGCACCTCGGCAACGCACTGCTTGAGGCGTGACAGGATGATGCCGCGCAGCTCCACCGTGAAAGCGCTCGTGGGGTGCACAGGCTCGCGCAGCGCGTGCATCGAGGCGCTCAAGGTCTTCAGGATCGCGTTGTCGCCATCGGAGAGCGTGCCCTCGGGCAGCGCAGCGAACATCTCGCGCAGGGGTGGGTACTTCTTCTGGGTCATGGTTGCTCCTTGAGGGTGAGGGGATACGGGACCCACGAGCGGCCGCGCTGCGGTGTCTGCTTGCGGGCCTGCTCGAAGACCTCGGTGATGCGAGCCTTCACGTTGGGGAGGGCCCACTGGGTCCAGTGGACCGTGCCCGCGTGCCGGTTCGCAGTGCGTTCGTTCTCCACGATGATGTCGAGGGGCTCGGGCTCGGGTTGGCCAGCGATCCCGGCGAAGCGCCTGTGGTTGCCCTCGGTGAGCGCGTCCTCCATCGCCTCTTCGATGCGAAGCAGCTCGATGCAGTAGGCGTCGAACTCTTCGAGGACAACGACGACCTCGGGCCTGCGGCCGCGCCCGCCGCCGGGCAGGGTGGCCGTGATGCCGAGGTAGCGCCGGTCGATCGTGCCCTTGCGCTGGCTTTGCTTGCACGTCTCCTGCTCAAGGCGCAGCGGTTCGAGCAACGCCAGTGCCTCGCGGGTCCAGTGATCGAAGCGGATGGGCGGGAGCCGCTCGGGCTCCACGCCGTTGAGGGCACGCCACAGCGCGGCGCGGAACTTGGGTGTGACGGGGAATTCCTTGGCGATGGTGCTCAGGCACGCATCGAAGGCGTTCCATGTCATCTCGAAGCCGATCGGCTTCGTCGTTATCAACCGGGGTCTACCCACGTCTATCTCCTTGGTTTGATTGAGCGGGACTGCCTATGCCCTCGGTGCTCAGACGAGGTAGGCCAAAAACATAAGCATGTCTTAAGACGCCTATGAAAAACGACGGGGGATATACACCCAAAAAGAAAACTCTCTCACACGTATCTCTATATATAGGTATAGAGGAGAGAGAGGTAGAGCAGTGGAGAGCCGCGCAAGCCTTATCAATGGCTTGCCGACGCCATTAGGGCGGTTGAATAGCGCCACCCTTGTTTGACATCTCTGTCAAACGTGTTGTGCGTAGCGTTGTCGAGTGCTGCTCAGCCCTCCCCGCGCTTGAACAGCACCGCGCGCTCACCGTCGGCATCGATGAAGGACGCGAGCGCACCGCCGGGGTAGGGCATGGGCGCAGGGCCGAACAGGGCAGCGGCCTTGAACTCGGCCAAGCAAGACTGGTAGCGTGACCACTCAGGCAGTGCATCGACGGGCGGCATGATCCCTTGGCTGACGACCCATGCGCGGCGCAGCGTGGTCGGGCTTCCGACAGGTGCTGCGGAAGGCAGCAAGTCCCAGACGAGCGCGGCCTGCTCGGAGCCCGAGGCACCGAGGCGCCCGAGGGCGTCGATCAGGTTGTTGTACGCGTGTATCAGGTTGACACGCGTGTTCACTAGATGCTTCTTGTCAGCCATGTTTACCTCCAAAGGATGGCTACGGAAAGACCGGCGAGCAGGGTGATGCCGCCGACGAAGAGGCCACCGAAGACGGTGGCGATGGGAGCGATCAGCGCGACGAGCGTGCCGACGATGGTGAACAGCACGGCGCCGTTCGTCGAGTCTTCAGTGATGCGCATGGCAACTCCTACCAGTTGGTCGCGAGGATGAAGGCGATGGGCTGCACGATGTCCTCGAAGAGGAGCGGCGCGCTCACGTCGGGGCGGTAGAAGTCACCCGTGCCGGCCGGCGCACCCGGTCGGATGCCGCCCTCGCGCATGGCGAGGTGGATCGAGTAGCGCATCTCGCGCGGCATGCTCTTCAGCGTGCCGACCATCGCGCCGTGCAGGTAGGTCTTCCACTCCAGATCGGCGATCAGCCTGCGCGCGTCGGCGTTGCGCTCGCCCACGTACTGGAACGCGTTCATGAGCGCGTGCTTGTCCTTGAAGAAGCGATCGAGCGCGGGGCGCAGGTAGTCGGTGTCGGTGATGACGAGATTCATGAGAACTCCTATGCGTTTGACACCATGTCAAACGGGTGGGTCGCACCCGCAAGCCCCGCACGCGGGGCAAGCGGCTACGTTTGTCGAGTGGTCGCGGGCTCAAGGGAGGAACTTCTCGCACCAGTAGCGGTATCGACGCAGACCTATGCTGTGTGCGCTTTCGGTGAACATGTCCGCAGCCGCGAAGCAATCGTCTTGCCTGTTGAACACAGCCACTTCGATGCGTGCATTGGCAATGGCCAAGCTGTTGCGGTAGAGCGTGTAGCTCGGGCCGGCAGCGAGTGCGTCCTGCGACGAGAGCACGAGGGTGAGGGCGATCGATGCAGCGAGCAGGACGCCGAGGATGTTGGTAGAGAAGCGACGCATGTTTGACTCCGATGTCAAACGAGCTTGGTGTCACCGCGCCACACCTCCACGATGGAGGCGGGCGAGGCGCTTTGCACGCACGAGCGCAGCAGTTCGGCAGCAGCGCGCGTCTCGGCGGTGAAGTAGAAGTTCGAGCCGTAGCTGCGAACGATGACGTGGATCGAGTCGGGGTTCATAGGTACTCCAAGGGATGCATTTGACAGAGCTGTCAAACGAGTGGGCTAAGCCGCACTGCCATGCCCGCACGGGCATGACGCTGGACTCAGATCGAGCGAGCGCGCTCACGCGGCAGTTCGTACATGCCCTTCGCCGCCTCGCGCCGCAGGCGACGCATGAGGTTGCGCTCAGCGAGGCGCAGGGCGTAGCGCAGGCCGGGGTCAGACGCGCGCTGCTTGCGGAACTCGCGAACGATGTAGAGCTGATGGATGAGGGTGTTCATGTCGATCTCCTGTGAGTGATGGGCTTTGTCTCGCGGACGAACACGAACCAAACAGGGTTTCAATCCCTCGGTTCACACCAGTCGCGCAAGAAAAAGCCCACGTCATTACAACGTGGGCTGAACGTGTTTGACACTAGGTCAAACAAGGATCACTTGCCGTAGATCGACTTCAGCGCAGCGAGTGCCACCTTGAAGTCCACGCCCGCGTCGAGGGTGCTCGCCTTCATCGAGGCACGCAGCGCACGCGGGATCACGACGGGCACGACCTCGGGCGTCGGCTTCGTCTCGCCCACGATGTCCTTGGCCAGCCGGCTGATGCGCTTCGCCACTCGGTCGTACACCGTGATCTGCGCCTCGCTCAGGTCCGACACGCCGTCGGTCTTGCTGTTCACGAGCGCCACCTTGTAGCCCTCATCGAGCCACACGTTGAAGCGGATCGCGTCACGCACGACCGAGGCCGAGGTGACATCCAACGCGTTGCTGACGAGGATGGCACGCATCGAGCCGACGAGCGCTCGGTACGCCGTCTCGACGCCGCGCTTCACGTTGCCGTGCTCGCGCTCCTGTGCCAGCAGCGTGGCCAGCGTCTGCTTCGAGCCCTTCAGCGCAACGTACGCGGCCTTGACCGCGGCGTCGTTGTCGCCACCCTTGACGATGGTGGAGTGGGTAGTGGAGAGGATGGATGCGAAGTTCATACGAACCTTTCAACGGAGAGTGGACACCGACGACGTGTCGGTGTCAGCGGTGGGGTGTGATCCCCTATCCGCTACCTCTATTGTATGAACCCCTATCCAGTACCTGTTTGACCCAGTGTCAAACGGGGGGTGTGAAGGGTACGGTGGTGGTACCCCCAATGGCTGTGTGGGACTCCGGCGACCTTTATGAACAGTGTTTGTCTCTTATCCCTATCAAAATTTGAAAAAACCGGCCCGAAGTCACTAAAAACAGGTGAAACACCAAAATTTTGGGCAAAAAAAATGGCCGGGGTTGCCTCCAGCAGTCCCCGGCCCAGCACCAACGCCTGAAACGTGAACATAACACACGAATCTCTTATAGTGATGTGCATGTTCGATGACTTGATCGCGTTGGAACCTGACACGGAGGTGCTGGAACCCGCCGTGCACGAGCCCGTGGCGTCGGAAATCCCCGTTTCCGACGAAAAAGACCTCAAAACGCTCGAAGAAGCCACGTCACAGGAGCTGCTGAGCGCCCAAGCGCGCACGGCGCACTGGCTCGAAGAAATCGGGGCGTATACAGGCGAGGACGGGCCTCCGCAGCTCTCGGAAGACCAGAAACAGGGGGTCAGAGACGCGTTTGCCGCGACCACGAACCCCTACGTGGACCCGATGACGCAAAAGAGCCGCCTCATGGCGCTCTCCACGCCGCTGGCAGTGCGCCACTTGGCAGGCATGCTGAGTGAGTACGACTGGGAATACGTCAAGCAGGCCAAGGAAATTCGCGGCTACATCGTCGCGCGGCTCGTCGAGCACGCGAAAAACGCTGATCCGAAGATCAGCCTGCAGGCCCTTCGCACCCTTGGCACCGTCACTGAGGTCGGCGCGTACACCGAGCGCGTCGAAATCTCGCGACCGCCGGCAGAAGCGACGCCGCACGCCCTCGCAGACGCGATCCGCGGAAAACTTGCCGGGCTCCGGCCGAAGACGAGGACCGAACTCGAATCCGCAAGCGGTGTGACCGACGTGCCCTTCGTCGAGCGCGTCGAGCCCGACGCTCCCTCCCCGGAGGCATGAACGCCCCCGGCGTTCGCCGATGAGCGGATGAATCTCCTCCCGTACGCTGACGCCGCAGCCTTGTCGCCGCTGGCGCCAGAGGAGATCGAGCGCATCGAGGAGACGCTGCCGACCCTTCCGAGGAAGGACGCCGAGCAGCTCATGGCCGATTTAACTGCACTCGAAGAGAGCTTGATGCTCGAACGGTGCAGGGTGTCTTTTCTCCACTTCTGCGCCCGCATGTACCCGGGCTTCAAGGAGGGACCGCATCACCGGTTCCTTGAGCCGCTGCTGCACAACGTCTGCATCGGTCTGGAGCTGCGCCTCACGGTGTCCCTCCCGCCTCGATTCGGCAAATCCGTCACGATCGCCTACCTGTTCGTGGCGTGGTATCTCGGGCACCACCCCGAGCACCACATCATCATGGTCACGCACACCGCGGACCTCTCCTCGTCGTTCGGGCGCCTCGTTCGCAACATGCTGGCGACGCCGGACTACCAAGCGATCTTCCCCGGAACGATCGTCTCGAAGGACAAGTCGGCAGCCGATGACTGGACGACCACTGTCGGCGGCAAGTACCTCGCGGTTGGCGTCGGTGGCTCGGTTGCCGGCTACGGCGCGCACCTGCTCCTCGCCGATGACCTCGTATCCGAGCAGGCGGTGCTGGCCAACCCCGACGTTGCCTTCGAGACGGCGTGGACCTACATGCAGGTGGGCCCGCTCCAGCGCCTCATGCCGGGCGGCAGGATCATCCAGATCGGCACGCGGTGGGGGAAGAAGGACCCGATCGGCCGAGCGCTTGCATGGGCCTTGGAGAACCCCTCCTCGATCCCTTGGAACGAGGTGCGCTTCCCGGCGATCATGCCCAGCGGCAAGTCGCTGTGGCCCGAGCAGTGGCCGCTGGAGCAGCTCGAAGCGAAGCAGGCCGGCATGCTGCCCCAGTACTGGGCCGCGCAGTACCAGCAGGAGCCCTCATCGGCCGCGGGCCAGCTCCTGAAGCGGGAATGGTGGCGTGTTTGGCCGAAGGACACGCCACCGACCTGCGAGTACATCCTGCAAGTCTGGGACACCGCGCACGACACGAAGAGCCACAATGACTACTCGGCGTGCATCACATGGGGCGTGTGGTACGACGAGGACGACGAGAAGCACCACATCATCATGTTGAACGCGTTGCGCGGCCGCTGGGAGTTCCCGCAGCTCAAGGAGAAGGCGTTCCAGTTGTACAAGGACTGGGAGCCCGACGACGTGATCATCGAGAAGAAGGCCGCGGGTGCCCCCTTGATCCAAGAACTCCGTCAATCCGGGCTGCTAATAGCCGAGGTATCCCCAAGCCGTGGCAAGGTTGGCGTCTCCAAGGACAAGAGAGCGCGGGTCAACGCCGTAGCTCCAGTCCTGCAGGGCGGGGTCGTGTGGCACCCCGACCGGCGCTGGGCATACGAGGTCGTCGATGAGTGCGCGGACTACCCCAACGGCGAGCACGATGACTTTGTGGACTGCGTTCAACTGGCCCTCGATCGCTTCCGGCGCGGCGGCTTCCTGTCGCTGAAGACCGACGTGCAGACAGACCCGGAGGAGGACGAAATCGCCCGCCGCCGGCCACGTCGCGCATACTACTGACCCCATAGGAGGCCCTATGGCTGTCGTCAAATCCCTTTCGCCGGCTCCGATGGGGCTCGGCGCGCTCGTTCCCGAAGCCGCCAACGAGCCGGAAATCGAGATCGAGATCGTCGGTGACGGCGAGAGCGACGACCCGGACGACGAAGCCCTTGCGGCCGCTGCAGCGGCCGTTCCGCTGGCTTTCGGCGACAACCTGCTCGACATGGCGGATGAGAGGGTCCTTGCGACGCTCTCGCACGACATCGATCACTGGGTAGACGAGGACAAGCGCTCGCGCGACGACTGGGAACAGACGTACCGCGAAGGCTTGAAGCTCCTCGGGCTGAAGTACGAGGACCGCACCGAGCCGTGGAGCGGCGCGTGCGGGGTCACGCACCCCATGATCACGGAGGCGGTGGTCCGCTTCCAGTCGGAAACGATCATGGAGACGTTCCCGGCAGCCGGTCCGGTGAGCACCAAGATCATCGGCGAGGAGACGCAGCCCAAGAAGGACGCAGCGGCCCGGGTGAAGGCCGAGATGAACTACCAGCTCACCGAGAAGATGATCGAGTACCGCAGCGAGCACGAGAAGATGCTGTGGAACCTCTCTCCGGTGGGCTGTGCGTTCAAGAAGGTCTACGAGGACCCGCGCTGGAAGCGTCAGACGAGCATCTTCGTGCCGGCCGAAGACATCGTGATGCCGTACAGCTCCTCGAACATCTACTCCGCGGAGCGCGTGACCCACGTCATGCGGAAGACGGAGCAGGAGCTTGAGGCGCTGATGGCCGCGGGCTTCTACGCCGAGGTGCAGCTCGGCACCCCCTACAGGCTCCACGACGACATCAAGGAAGCGAAGGACGACCAGACCGGCTTCAGCGACATCACCGACGAGTCGTTCACGGTCTACGAGGTGCAGGTGAGCATGTCGTTCCCGGCGATGGAGGGCGACGCGACACCGCGGCCCTACGTCATCACGAAACTGCACGGCGGCGAGATGCTGTCGATCCGCAGGAACTGGAACGAGGGCGACCCGCTCTTCATGCGCCGCCAGCACTTCGTCCAGTACGACTACGTGCCGGGCTTCGGGCCCTACGGCTACGGGCTCTTCCACCTGATCGGCGGGTACGCGAAGAGCGCGACGAGCATCATCCGTATGCTCATCGACGCGGGCACGCTCGCGAACCTGCCGGGTGGCCTGAAGAGCAAGGGGCTGCGCATCAAGGGCGACGACACGCCCATCAGCCCGGGCGAATGGCGCGACGTGGACGTGCTCTCGGGCACGCTGCGCGACAACCTCCTGCCGCTGCCGTACAAGGGTGCGGATGCCACGCTGGCAGCCCTCTTGGACAAGATCATCGAGGACGGCCGGCGCATACCCGGCACGGCCGACATGAAGATCAGCGATATGAGCGCGCAGGCGCCGGTCGGCACCACGCTCGCGCTGCTCGAACGCCAGCTCAAGGTGATGTCCGCGGTGCAGGCCCGGACCCACAACAGCCTGAAGCACGAGTTCAAGCTGTTGAAGGAGGTCATCCGCGACAGCGGAGACGACAACTACAGCTACGAGACGACCGACAACAAGCCGGGCACCAAGCAGGCCGACTTCGCGCTCGTGGACATCATCCCGGTCAGCGATCCGAGCGCTGCGACGATGAGCCAGCGCGTGGTGCAGTACCAAGCAGCGATCCAGCTCTCCTCGACCGCTCCGCAGGTCTACGACCTCGCGGAGCTGCATCGGGGCATGCTGGAGGTGCTGGGCATCAAGAACGCCGCCAAGCTCGTGCCGCTGAAGCCGGAGGCGATCCCCGCCGACCCGGTGACGGAGAACATGAACGTGCTGATGGCCAAGCCCATCAAGGCGTTCGTGCAGCAGGATCACGACGCGCACCTGAAGGTCCACCAAGCGTTCATGCAGGACCCGATCGTGATGCAGAGCCTTGGTCAGAATCCGCAGGCGCCCATGATGATGGGCGCGATGCAGGCGCACATCGCCGAGCACATGGCCTACCAGTACCGCGCGCAGATGCAGACGGCGATGGGGCAGCCGCTGCCGGACCCGGCACAGCCGATGGACGAGCAGCAGTCGCAGGCGCTCGCGCAGGCGATGGCCACCGCCGGCCAGCAGGTCGCGCAGGAGCACGCGCAGCAAGCCGCCGCGCAGGCCGCTCAGCAGGCCGCGCAGGACCCGATGCTCAAGCTCCAGACCCGTGCCCTCGATCAGCGCGATCGCGAGCTGGGCATCAAGGAGAACGAGCTGCGGGTGAAGGCCGCGGACTTGGAGGACAAGGCAGCGCTGGCCGAGAAGAAGGTCGGCATCGAGGCGGCAGACAAGGCCGACAAGATCGACCTCGCACGCGACAAGCTCATCCAAGCCGGCGAGCTGGGCGAGCAGCAGATCGAGGTCAAGGCGCTGCAGGTCGGCATGATGGGCCGCGCGCAGGATCAGGAGCTGCTGGCGCAGGACCGCGCGAACGCGCAGGCCGACGTGGACCGGCTCGCGGCCGAGCACGAGGCCAACGAGATCGGCTTGAGCAAGACGGAGGACCCGTCGGACGATCAGGCAGAGGCGGCGGGGCCGGCACCGCAGGTGCCTGAGCCGCAACCACAGCCGGCTGTTCCGCAGGCTCAGCCGGAGCAGCCGGCAGTGCCGGCCTCGCCGCCTGTGCCCCCTGAAGGGATGCCGCAGTGAAGGGCGACGCACCGCGGGACGCCGACGATCTGCTGAAGAAGGTCCAGACGGAGATTCGCGTGCGCGGCGATGCGCTCGCGCGAGGCGCTCCGGTGGACTACGCCGCTTACCAAAACCTCGTGGGGGTCATCTCGGGGCTGACCCTCGCCGAGCAGCTCATCAAAGCCCTGCTGGACCATATCGATGACATCGACGATTCTGACACCTGACCCCGGACTGGTACTGCCGAAACACGTTGCGGGCGAAGAGCCCGAGCCCGCATCGAAGATGCTGCCCAAGCCTGCGGGCTACCACATCCTCTGCGCGATCCCGAAGGCGAAGGAGGCGTTCGAGCAGTCGGTGCTGGTCAAGGCCGCGAAGACGATGGCAGACGAGGAAGCGGCGACGACCATCCTCTTCGTGCTCGACCTCGGTCCCGACGCGTACAGCGACAAGGCGCGCTTCCCGAGCGGGCCGTGGTGCAAGAAGGGCGACTTCATCGTTGTCCGTACCTATGCCGGAACCCGCTTCAAGATTTTTGGGCAGGAGTTCCGCATCTTGAACGACGACCAAGTTGAAGCTGTCGTCGATGACCCTCGCGGCATTCTCCGCGTGCAAGCCTGAAGGAGAGGTAGATGGACACTGATGCAAGTGACGAAGAAGTCACGATCGACGGCGCCGCTGAAGGTGGTGCAGTCAAGTCGAAGGCCAACGGCCATGACAAGGACGTGAACCTCGACGACGTTGAAATCATCGACGACACGCCGGAGAAGGACCGGGGCCGCAAGCCGCTCGGCCGCGAGGTCAAGGACCCGACCGACGACGAGCTGTCCACGTATTCGGCCGGCGTCAAGGCGCGCTTCAGCGAGCTGACGCACGCACGCCACGATGAGCGCCGGGCCCGCGAGACTGCGGAGCGCGAGCGCGACGAGGCGACACGCGCAGCGCAGGCCCTGCTCACGCAGAACCGGGCCCTGCAGCAGCGCACGGTCGATGGCGAGACGCACCTCGTCGCCGCGTCGAAGGCCAACGCCGAGGCGGCGCTCGCGGCCGCGCGCAAGGAGGTGCTCGCGGCCAAGGAGGCGTTCGATCCCGACGCCGAGATGGCGGCACAGGAGAAGCTCCTCGAAGCGAAAATTCAACTCAGGGAAATCGAGCGGTACCGGCCGCGGGCTGTACAGCCGGAAGAAACTGAGGTACAACTGCCGGCAGTAAGCGGCCCGGCTGAAGAACCTGTCGATCAAAAGACCCTGCGCTGGCAGGCAAAAAACCAGTGGTTCGGCTCAGACGGGAACGAGGACATGACCAGCTTCGCGCTGGGCTTCCACCAGAAGCTGGTGAAGTCGGGCGTTGATCCTCGCTCGGATGAGTACTACGAAAAGGTCGATGGCCGGCTTCGCGAGGTGTTTCCCGATTTCTTCGGGGCCGCACCCACCGGTGACGACACTCGCTCCACGCAGCGCACGCGCCCCACGAGTCCGGTAGCTCCGGCTTCCCGCACCGTCGGTGGCGTCACCAAGGTCAAGCTCACGCAGACGCAGATCGCGTTGGCGAAGAAGTTCGGCCTCACCCCGCAGCAATACGCACTCGAAGTCGTGCGTCTGGAGCAGAAATGAGCGCAACACCGTCCGCAGCCCCTCGTAACCCGCGTGAAACCGAGACACGCGCTGAAGAAGTTCGTGAAGAGTCCTACGTGCCCCCGAGCACGCTGCCTGTCCCCAATCCCGAGGCGGGGTTCACCTTTCACTGGGTGGCCACGCACGTCCTTGGGGTGGCCGATCCGACCAACGTGAGCAAGAGGCTTCGCGAGGGCTGGATTCCGGTCAAGGCGGTGGACCACCCCGAGATGGAGCTGCCGGCTGGTCCGTCAGGCAACGTCGAGATCGGTGGCCTGATGCTCTGCAAGATGCCCACGGCCAAGGTGGTTGCGCGCCAAGCGTACTTCGCCGATCAGGCCCGCAAGCAGATGCAGTCGGTGGACGCGGCTCTCATGCGCAACAACGACCCCCGGATGCCACTGTTCGTCCAGCGCAAGAGCAAGACGACCCGCGGCAGCTCTTTCGGCAACGGAACTTAAGGAACAACCATGTCAGCAACGGCTACCCCGTACGGGCTTCGCCCCGTCAAGCGTATGGACGGCCTGCCCTATGCGGGCGCCGTCACCGAGTTGGAGATCGACCCTGCGGGTTACGCGGCGAACATCTACAACGGCTCGATCGTCGCCCTTATCACCACGGGCTACATCAACATCGTCACGGCCACTGGCGCCGACGGCACCACGAATGCGTTCCCGGCGGGCACCATCGGTGTCTTCGTGGGCTGCTCGTTCGTCAACGCGCAGGGCCAGCTCATCTTCTCGCAGTACTACCCCAGCGGGTATGTCGCCCCCACCGGCACGAAGATCAAGGCCAAGGTCGTCACCGATCCTGATGTGCTCTTCCAAGCACAGATGGACGGCGTGGCTGCGCAGGCGATGATCGGTGCCAACACCTTCATGGCGGCGGTGCAGTCCACCAGCACGGGCAGCACGACGACGGGCAACTCCACGTCGGCGCTGGAATCGACGGTGGTCGCGACGAACGCAGCCCTTCGCGTCGTGGCGCTCGTCTCGCCCGTCGGCGATCTGTTCGCCGACGTGCTCGTGAAGTTCAACCCGGGTCATCACAGCTACCTCAACGCTGTCGGTATCTGACCCAGCCGTCAGCAACAAGGAGCAAACGAAATGGCCATCTCACGCGCACAACTGATGAAGGAGCTGCTTCCCGGGCTGAACGCACTGTTCGGTCTGGAATACAAGCAGTACCCGGAAGAGCACAAGGACATCTTCGAGACGGAGAACTCCGAGCGCTCGTTCGAGGAAGAGGTGAAGCTCTCGGGCTTCGGCGCCGCACCGGTCAAGGCCGAGGGCGACGCTCTCAGCTACGACACCGCGCAGGAAGCGTTCACCTCGCGCTACATCCACGAGACGATCGCGCTCGGGTTCAGCGTCACCGAGGAAGCCGTCGAGGACAACCTCTACGACTCGCTCTCGGCGCGCTACACCAAGGCCCTCGCGCGAGCGATGGCCTACACCAAGCAGGTGAAGGGTGCGGCGATTCTCAACAACGGGTTCAACGGCGCCTTCCTCGGCGGCGACGGCGTGTCGCTGTTCGGCGTCAATGCCGCGGCAACCCGCGTCGGACACCCGCTGGTCGGCGGCGGCGTCAACTTCAACTCCCCGCCCACGGGCGTGGACATGAACGAGACATCGCTGGAGGCGGCGATCATCCAGATCGCGGCGTGGACCGATGAGCGCGGCCTGCTGATCGCGGCGCAGCCGCGCAAGCTGGTCGTGCCTCCGTCGTACCAGTTCGTTGCGGTGCGTCTGTTGCAGTCGGAGGGTCGCACCGCGACTGCCGACAACGACATCAACGCGATCCGCAACATGTCGGCGATCCCGGGCGGCTACACGGTGAATCACTACCTCACCGACACGAACGCTTGGTTCATCAAGACCGACGTGCCGAACGGCCTGAAGCACTTCAACCGTGTCGCCCTCAAGACCGGCATGGACGAGGACTTCGACACCGGCAACTGCCGGTACAAGGCCCGCGAGCGCTACTCGTTCGGGTGGAGCGATGCGCTCGGCATGTGGGGCTCGGCCGGCGCGACCTGAGCTGCGTCCGAAGCTGCACAAAAAAGGGGCCCTGCGGGGCCCCTTTTCATGGCAGACTACGACTGCCCCCGGGAACTCATCCCCTTCGCGCTGCGACTGGCCCGGCAGACGACATGCAGACACAGCGCGCATTACTCGCATGTGAGGCTTTATGGCACGCACCACCTTCAACGGTCCGGTCGTTTCCGAGAACGGATTCATCGGCGTCCTCGTCCCCCCGGTTGCCGTCGGCTACGGCGCCATCTTCACCCCGATCTCCACCTCGTCGCTGCCCGCGGCGGCTCCGGCCAACGCGGGCGCCGTCGCAGTGGTCAACGACAACGGCGCTGGCAACAACGAGTTCTGCCTCGTGGTCAGTACCGGAGTGGCATGGGTCACGGCCATCGGCGCAGCGCTGACGTAAGGGGTCCGACATGGACTCCGATGTCTCGTTTCTCCGGGTCGCAGCCTCGGGGGCAGCAACCACGAACCGCGTGCGGCTGCGCGGCGTCTACATGGCCGCGGGCGGTGTCGGCAGCGTCGAGTTCCGCAACGGCCTAGTCGGCGGCACGCTGCTGCTGATGCTCGACGCGGCGGCTGCCGGCGGGTCGAACGTGGTCATCCCCGGCGGCGGCATCCTGTTCCCGGCAGGCATCTACGTCGTGATCACGGGCACCATCAGCGGTGTCACGATGTTCGTCGGCTAGGAGACAACCATGCGCAAGAAATTCGATCAGCTCGGCCCGGCCTTCGCGAAGGGCGGCGAGGTCGCCAAAGAGCTGAAGTTCATGAAGGACAAGGGTGCGCCCAAGTCGATGATCGCTGCCGAGAAGAAGGAGCACGGTCTTGCAGGTGGCGGCTCATCGGGTGGTGGCTCAGCCGGCACTGCCGGCAAGAGCCGCTTCGTCGGTCACGGTGCGTTCAACTTTGGCAAGAAGAAGGCCAAGCCGTTCGCCGAGGGCGGATCGATCGACGACGCGACGCGCGAGCGTGCGATGGCGTGGGTCGCGAAGCGGCGGGCACAGCAGGACGCTGAAGGCGCTGGCGACGCGAGTGCGGCCGAAGCCTCACCGGCTGCGGTTCCGGCCCGCCGTCGGGCTCCTGCGGCCGCTGCTGCGGCACCCAAGCCCGTGCTCGAACAGAAGACCACGACGATCTACAGCAACGAAGGCAAGGGCAAGGCGGCATCGGCAGCGGCGAAGCCCCGCGACACGACCGGCTTCGCGGAGATGGCCTTTAACGCGCTGCGCGGCGGCGGGGCCGGCTCTTCGTCGGAGCACGGCGCTGCGCGCGGCATCCAGCGGGCGGCGCGCGAGGAGTCGGCGAAGCGGATCGCGGCGACGAAGCCCGAGCCCGCGCCGGACTACGGCAACGAGGGCCGCAGGAAGCCGGCGGCGAAGAGCGACGCGGAGATCACGGAAGACTTCAACCGGAACTTCACCAAGACGGCGCGCTATGCCGGCGGCGGCTCGATCGACGGCTGCGCCCGCAAGGGCAAGACTCGCGGAAAGGTGGTGTGACATGGCCCTCAGGAAACCCACCCCGGTCCCCGCTGCAAGGTCAGCGCCCCCTGCTGCCCGGCCAGCAACGCCGATGCCGCCCGGTCGCCCGCAGGCGATGGGTGCGGCTCCCGGTGCCGCTCCGGCGGGCCCCCAGCTCTCTCAGATGGCTGCGATGAAGTCGGCAGCCGGCGGCTTGCCGCCGGGCATCGACCCGCGTGCTGTCGCCGCGAACCCCGCAGGGTTCGAGCAGTGGAAGCAGGGCGCCGCGCAGCAGGCAGCGATGGGCGTGCCGATGGGCGCACCGCAGCCCGGTGGCATGCAGTCATTCCAGCCGATGGGCGGTCCGCAATCGATGGGCGCAATGCCGGCTCGGCCGATGCCACCGGCAGGCCCGATGCCTCCCGGTGGCGGTCCGATGGGCGGCAGCGCTTCGATGGGCCCGCGGCCGGGCCTTCCGGTGATGCCGGGTGCGCCCGCGAGCGGCATGCTGCCGCAGCCGGCCGGAAACACGGGCCGCGTGATGCCCGGTGCGCCGATCCCGCGCGCTGGCGGCATGGCGATGAAGAAGGGCGGCAAGGTGCCCGAGAAGTACGCCAAGGGCGGCAGCGTGGGTGGCCGCGGTGACGGCATCGCGCAGCGCGGCAAGACGCGCGGGAAGATGGTCTAGGGCCGATGGCCACCTCCGGCACCGCGATCGCGAACTTCGAGCTAATCGACATCATCGAGGAAGCCGGGGAGCGTTGCGGCGTTGAGATTCGTGCGGGCCATCAGGTCCGCACCGCGCGTCGGAGCCTGAACCTGCTCCTCATGGAGTGGGCGAACCGCGGTCTGAACCTGTGGACGCTGGAGAAGGTCGAGGAACTGCTGGTCGCAGGCACTGCCGAGTACCTGATGGCCCTCGACACGGTGGACGTGTTCGAGGCAGTGATCCGCACGGGCACGGGTATCAACGAGACGGACCTCGTGCTCAACCGCATCAGCGGGTCGGTCTACATGACGATCCCCAACAAGACGGCGCAGGGTCGGCCGTACCAGCTCTGGGTCGATCGGCAGATTCAGCAGAAGATCGTGCTGTGGCCGGTGCCGGACGCATCGATCCCCTACACGATGGTCTACTGGCGCCTGCGTCGCCTGCAGGACGCTGGCACGGGCCTGAACACCGAGGACGTGCCCTTCCGCTTCGTGCCGGCGCTGATCGCAGGGCTCGCCTACCAGATGGCGATGAAGTTCCCTGAGGCGCTGCCGCGCATCCAGATGCTCAAGGAGCAGTACGACGAGGCGTGGGGCTTCGCGTCGGATGAAGACCGCGAGAAGGCGCCCGTGCGCTTCGTGCCGAGGATGATGCCGATATGAGCATCCCCTACGCCTCCGGCAAGAACGCGATCGGGTTCTGCGACCGCTGCAACTTTCGCTACCGGCTCGGACAGCTCCAGAGCGAGTACGTCGGTGGTCGCAAGACCAGCGTGCTCGTGTGTCCGACGTGCTGGGACCCTGACCATCCGCAGAACTGGCAGGGGCGAGTGCCCGTGTTCGATCCGCAGGCGCTGCGTGATCCCCGCCCCGACCCTTCGATGGCCGCGTCGCGCGTGCTCAACCCCGACCCGGTGCCCAACCCGGTGCCGCCGATCACTGCGCCCGAGCACAACCCCTAGGAGAGCCACATGGCCACGTCTCGTTCGTCCCTGCCCAAGTCGATGACGCCCTTCGCAAAGAAGCCGGCGGCGATGGGCTCCGACAACCCGAATCCGTTCGCGAAGGCGAACAAGGCGAAGCCCAAGTTCGCCGAGGGCGGTGCGATCACGGTGGGCTCCGGCAAGGAAGCCACGCCGGGTGCGCTGCCGAAGGCGGGCCGCAAGGTCAAGCCCACGGGCGGCGGCACGATGCGCGGCGCTGGCGCGGCCACCAAGGGCAAGCACTTCCAAGGGACGTTCTGAGCCGTGAACTACGCGGAACTCACTGCTGCGGTTGAGAGCACGATCGGGAATCCGTTCGCGCCGACCGACATGATCAACTTCACGGTGCAGGCCGAGGAGAAGATTTACAACGCCGTGCAGATTCCCGCGTTGCGCAAGAACCAGATGGGTGTGCTGACGATGGCCAACCCATACCTCTCGCTGCCGACGGACTTCCTCTACAACTATTCGCTGGCGGTCGTCGAGCCGGTCACGGGCGAGTACTTCTACGCGCTCAACAAGGACGTGAACTACCTGCGCGACATGTTCCCGAATCCGACGGAGCAGGGCCGGCCGCGGGCCTACGCGCAGTTCGATGCGGACACGTTCATCCTTGCGCCGACGCCGGACTTCCCCTACGAGGTCGAGCTGCACTACGGCTTCTACCCGGAGTCGATCTCCACGGCAGGCACGTCATGGCTCGGCGACAACTTCGAGGGAGCGCTGTTCAACGGCGTGCTGATGGAGGCTGCGCGCTTCATCAAGGAAGAGCAGGACGTGATCGCGATCTACCAGCAGATGTTCACGGATTCGATGGTGCTGCTCAAGCAGCTCGGTGACGGCAAGCTGCGGCAAGACACCTTCCGCACACCACAAGTGAAGGACACGGTGCGATGAACAATTCCAAGGCCAACGATGTCGTCGCGGCCGCGATGATCATGGGGGCACGAGAGCACGACTTCGCTTCGGCGAAGGGCCACTACGTGATGGAGTGCTTCGACTCTGAGGGCAACCTCAAGTGGGGGCTGCGCTCCGAGAACCTCGTCGTCAATGTCGGCCTCAAGGACATGTGCGACAAGTACTTCAGCGGTGCTGCGTACACGGCGACGTGGTTCATCGGGCTGTACGGTGCGGCAGCATCGAACACGCCCGCTGCCGGCGACACGTCGGCCTCGCACGCAGGCTGGACCGAGGTGGTGCCGTACAGCAACGCGACGCGCGTGGCGGCGACCTTCGCGGCTGCGACGACGGCGAACCCCTCGGTCATCACCAACGCCGCGTCTCCTGCGGTGTTCAACATCAACGCCAGCAGCATCGTTGGTGGCGCGTTCCTGATCTCGAACAGCACCAAGAGCGGCACGACCGGCATCCTGTTCTCCGCATCGGACCTGCAGGCTCCGGGCGATCGCAACGTGGCGAGCGGCGACATCATCAACGTCACCTACCGCTTCGAGCTGACGGCAACTTGAGCACGCTGTCATGGCATCGGGTGGCTGGGGATCAGGTGGCTGGGGGCAGACCGGATGGAGCATGGGGCTCTATGACGGTGCGGCTACCGAGCTGGCGAGCGGCCGCGACCTCACGGCCGTAGGCCCCAGCACGTTCGCGAGCCCGGCGGTCCTCGAACAGGCGAGCATCCTCAACACGGCGACGGCCAGCGCCACGTACGCGAGCCCGGCGGTCCTCGAACGTGCCAGCGGGCTCGACACCGCAAGCGCCCTCGCCACCTTCCAGAGCAGCGCCATCGAGCGCGCCAGCGGCCTCGACTTCACGAGCCTGTTCGGCACGTACAACGTCGATGCGATCGAGCGCGCATCCATCGTCGATGTGCCCGGCGCCGCGCTCGTGCTGTCGATGTCCGTCAGGGAACTCGCCAGCGGCCTCGACACCACGAGCGCCGCGCTGACGCTGCCGATGTCGATCCTTGAGACGGCGAGCGCGGTGGACATCACCAGCGCCGTCGCAGCGTTCGCAGCGCTCGCAGTCGAGCGCGCCAGCGTGCAGGACTTCCCGAGCAGCGTGGTCAGCTTCCTGACCAGCATCATCGAAGCGGCCGCGGTCGCGGACCTGTTCAGCGCCACGCCGACTTACGCGGCCGTCGTCATCGAGACGGCGAGCGGGCAGGACTTCCTCACCAGCGGTGCGTTCTACGAGGTGTTCCTGACAGAGCTGGCGAGCGTCACCGACGTGTCGTCTGCTTCGGTCGTTCTGCCGCTCGACGTGCTGGAGGGCGCGAGCGCGCAGGACATCGCCGAGCTTGTGCAAGAGCTGTCGATGGCCGTGCACGAGCAGGCGAGCGCCATCGACGCGCACGGTGCCGGGTTGGTGCTGTCGGTCGAGATCGTCGAGATCGCCGAGGTGATCGACATCCTCAGTGCGCGGTTCCTGTGGGAGCCCGTGGACGACAATCAAGGCGGGTCGTGGACGCCGGTCGATGACGCGCAGCCCCCCGGCTGGACACCGGTTGCCGCTGCGCCCGCAGGACCGTGGGTACCGGTCGTCGATGCACAGACGGGGTTGTGGACCGACGTAGATGACACGCAGCCGGGCGCTTGGACGCCCGTCGTAACGCCTTAAGGAGCAGACATGCCGAGTACCTATACCTCACTGCTGCGGCTGACGCTGCCGGCCGACGGCGAGCTGATCGGCACATGGGGTCAGGTCGTCAACAACGGCATCACGACGCTGGAAGAGACGGCGATCGCAGGCACGGTGTCGATCGCGCTGGCGGATGCGAACCGCACGCTCACCACCGCGAACGGCGCCACGGACGAAGCGCGGAACATGACGCTGCTGTTCACGGGTGCGCTCACCGCGCAGCGCGACATCATCGTTCCGAATTCGAGCAAGATTTACTTCGTTCGCAACGCCACGACGGGCGGCTTTGGCCTCAACGTCAAGACGGCTGCAGCCGCTGGCACCGTTGTGCCGAATGGTCAAGCGATGCTGCTCTGGGTCAGTCCTGCTACCGGCACTGTTTCTCCTGCGATCTCGACGGTGGTGGGGACCGGCGTGTCGCTCATCGGCGATGGCGCGGTGGGGGCGCCCGGCCTTGCGTTCATCAGCGACACCGACACGGGCCTGTACCGGATCGGTGCGGATTCGATGGGGTTCGCGACGAATGGTGCGCTCAGGCTCACTATCGCGACGGCGGGTTCGACCTTCACGGGCAACGTCTACGGCAACACGCAGGTTTCGGCGCCGAACTTCTGGGTCGGCGAGACGGCCGGTGCCGCGGGCACGGTTGGTATCTCGGGCGGCCTCGGAGCCTCGACCGTCTACTGGGGAAACTCTTCTGCCGGCGCCGGCGGGTTGAATCTGTACACCGGTGGCGGGCTGGCGATCAACCTCTTGCGCACGGTGGGCGCGGTCAACTACTTCGAGCTGCAGCACAACGTAGCGGCAGCCGCGATCGGCTTCGCAGCCCAAGGGTCCGATACCAACATCGGCATCAATTTCATCAGCAAGGGCATGGGCGCCCTCGCTTTCTGGAGTCACTACGGCGGCGCGCTCGCGCAGTTCGTCATCAGCCCTGCCGCCAGTGCCAACCGCTACATGGTCGTTGGTGGCGCACTCAACGCCAACCCGACCATCGCCGACTCCAGTGGTATCGCTATTCGGTTCGCCAACTGCGGCTGGCAAGTCGTCGGCGTTGGCCGTCCGTGGTCGGGCGCAGTCCCCGAGTCGCAGACATACGCCTACAACATCGCACTCGGCATCTGCAACGCGACTGCAGCAGCCAACACCAAGATTCACGAGTGGTACAAGGACGCAGCTTCGCTGTATGGCCTGTGGATCAGTGATGACCTGAGTGCGGCCACGCAGTGGCTTCAAGTGAACGGTGGACAGAGCACGGGCACCACCGCGATCTACCTGACCGCTACCGGTGGCGGGGTCGGCTTGATCTCGATGAACACCGGCAGCGGTGGCGTGGTCATCACGGGGACCGCGACGAGCAACGGCACGCTGGCGCTCTCGGATACCGGCGCGGCCGGCATGAACATCAAGATGACCGGCAACGGTGCCACGACGCCGAAGAAGTTCCTTCGCGTGGCAGCCGGCGAGTTTCAGGTCATCAGTGACGCCTACACGCTGGCGCTGCTCACAGTCGCTGAATCGGGCGCCGTCACCAACCTCAACGGGATTGAGTTTGGCTTCCGTGGCTCGCCGCTCAATGGCTATACGGGTGCCACGACCCTCCTTCTCGCTGACAGGGGCAAGACGCACTACAAGACCGACGCGACGCAGGTCACGGTCCCTGCCGGCACCTTCGCGGGAGGCGATACCGTCGTCATCCTCAACTGGAGCGGGGCGAACATGACGGTCGTCCAAGGCGTGGGCCTCGGCATGTACAAGGGCGGCAGCGTGAGCACCGGCAACCGCACGATCCTCGGTGTGGGCATCGCGACGGTCCTCTTCGAGACAGCCAACTCTGCCGTCATCACCGGGAACATCACATGACCGGTGTCCTGCAATGCCTGATGAGCAGCGGCGGCAGCGTCGTCATCAACAGCAACAACTACAGCGACTCCTACCTTGGCGTCGCCACGAACCCGGCAATCAATCTTCAGACCAATGGCACTACCACTCGCGGGAACGCCAGCGCCACCACTAACTGGGCGACGCCGACGACCACCGGCATCGGCGCGAATTATTGGCTCAAGCTGGTGCTGGGCGCCGGCAACGGCACAGCGACAGGCACGTCCAGTGCGCTCGGCGTGTGGCTCTCGCTCTCGGCATCGTCGCAGGGCTACGGAATCCTCGCTGCGCCGGCCGGTCAGGTGCGGACTCGCGCCCTCACCTACCAGCTCAGCAGCGACTCGGGTGGCTCGGTCATCGTCGGCAGCGGTTCGATACAGCTCGAAAGCGACAGGAGTTGACATGCTCTACAACGCAAACGCACTGGTGACAGACCCGGCCACGGGCGAGGTCAAGGTTCTGTACTGGAGCCTGCGGCACAACGGTCGGCAGCGCACCGGCACCGTCAACATCGCACCGGTCCCGCCCTTCCCCGATGAGGCGGCGACGATCCAAGCGGCCAAGACTGCGCTCGGAGCGGCGTTCATCACTGCGCTCGAAGATGAGTTGGATACGGACCCGCCGCCGGTCGTGGACCTTCCGACGCCGACACCGCCGCCACCGCCCCCGCCCCCACCCCCGCAACTCTAGGAGATCGTCATGATCGACCAGCTCATCACCTTCCTGATCTTGGTGCTCGTGTGCGGAGTGCTCTGGTGGGTCTTCACCAGTCTCGTGCCGCTGCCGGCGCCCTTCAACAAGGTCGCCTACGTGATCATCATCCTGATCCTGCTGCTGATGTTCATCAGCATCTTCTTCGGCGGCTACCACCTGCCACTCATCCGGGGGAAATAGTCATGCCTGCAACGTCAGACAAGCAAGAGCGCTTCATGCAAGCCGTCGCGCACAACCCGAAGTTCGCCAAGAAGGTCGGGGTGAAGCAGAAGGTCGGCAAGGAGTTCGTCGGCATGGCCGACGGCGGCGAGGTCGAGAAGCCGCGGAAGGGCGGCAACACCGCCTACATCGAGTCGGCCATCGACGAGGCGACGGGCGAGAACGCGCAGCGCCGGGCACTGGCGAAGAAGGAGCTGCCGCCGGGTTCGCTGGCCAAGGAAGGGCTGACGCCTGCGGAGAAGGCGAAGCGCGCCAAGGGACCGCCGGAGGAGATGCTGCGGCGGCACGCGACCTTCGCCAAGGGCGGCAGCATCGACGGCTGCGCCCAGCGGGGCAAGACGCGCGGGAAGGTCGTCTAGACTACCGAGGCGCAACAGGCGCACAACACGGAGTACCACATGATCTTCAACGTCACCGACCAGCAAGCCGATCAAATCATGAACGCGCTCGCGGCCCTGCCTTTCAGGGATTCGGCGCCCATCATCAACGAGCTGGTGCAGCAGATTCAGAAGCAGAAGCAGCCGGCAATGCCGCCCCCCGGAACCCCGCTCAACGGCGGCGAAGCGACCACAGTCGTCCAGTAGGAGTTCCACATGGCACGTACGAGCTTCGCCGGCCCCGTCTACAGCGAGGGGCGTCCTGTCGTCACGCAAGACCTGACGACCGGCGAACTCGTCGGCCAGATTCCGATCGTCTACCCGGCACTGGAGATGTCGCTGCCCGTCGAGGGCGAGTTCCGCGACAACGCGATTCAACTCGGTGGCCCTGCTGTCGAGACGCCGCGCAACGTGCTCTTCGGCCCCGGAGGCTTGACGATGACGGGCATCGCCAGCGTCGATGCCAACGGCGTGGTCACGATCCTGAAGGACGCGGCCCTCGTGTTCGTGGTGCGGTTGCGGGCGCAGCGCTCGGGCGCGGCCGGCGTGGCAGTGCTCGTCATCTGGGGCGAGAAGTCGGTCGATGGCGGCGCGAGCTGGAGCCAGCTCGCGAACGTGGGGACCGTCAGCCTGAACGCAGCGGCTGACATCGCGGCGTTCTACGACGTGGCGCCTGTGCGTGTTTCGATCGGCGAGCAGTACCGCGTGCGCTTCGCACGATCGGGCAGTGGCACCAACGCTGGTGATCTCGGACCGCAGCCGTTGGGAGGGGGGCTTTCGTTCCTCAACCCGGTGCCCGCTGCGTACCTGTCGATCTACCGGTTTGCGTGATGCGCCATGCAGAACCAACAGCTCTGGCCGGCGATCATCGCGTCGCTCATCACGAGCGCCGTCATGTTCGTCGCCGGCTACGTCTATGAGGGCTACCGCGTGCGCGCCGTGGCGCTGCTCCAGTTGGAGGCGCTAGTAGCTAGGGTCGCAGCGCTGGAGCAGCGCCTGCTCGAACTCGAACGCAAGAAGTAGGAGCCGGCATGCCGCTGAATGACGTGAAGCTGCGCCCCGGCATCGACCGGGAGAACACGCCCACGGCTGTCGAGGGAACGTGGGTCTACGCGGACAAGGTGCGCTTCCGTGGCGGCACGCCGGAGAAGCTCGGCGGCTGGCAGGCGGATACGCCCGTGCCGGGTGTCGGTGGCGTGGCGCCGATCGTGGGCAGCTTTTGGGGCACTGCGCGCCACCTCTTCAACTGGCTCACGCTGGCCCGCTACAACATGCTGGGCATCGGCACCAGCAGCAAGTACTACATCCAGAACGGCTACGGCGGCACGCTCTATGACGTGACGCCGATCCTGTCCGTGACGCTGGCCGGCGATGTGACCTTCGCGGCCACGGACACCAGCACGGTGCTGACCGTGACCGACGCAGGGCACCCCGCGAACGTAGGCGACTTCGTGATCTTCAGCGGCGCGGTGAGCCTCGGCGGCAACATCACGGCGGCGATCCTCAACACTGAGTTCGTGATCGACACGATCGTTGGCGTCAACAGCTACACGGTGACGTTGCCGCTCGCGGCCAACGCGCTCGACATCGGCAACGGTGGCGCTGCCGTGGTGGCATCGTACGAGCTGCCCAGTGGCCTCGTGGCTTTCGTTCCGGGCGGTGGCTGGGGCGCAGGCGGCTGGGGCGGCATCACAGGTGCCTCGCTGTCGGGCTGGGGCTCGATCGTCACCGTGGGCACGACAGCGGGCCAGCAGCCGCGCCTGTGGTCGGCATCGAACTTCGGCGAGCGCCTCATCGCCAACCCGCGGGGCTATGGCCTCTATCTGTGGACGCCGAACGTCGATCCGTCCATCGTCGATCGCATGGTGCTGCTCACGGGCGGTGACACGCCGACCGTCGCCAACCACGTACTCGTGTCAGACGCGTCGCGCTTCGTGCTCGCCTTCGGTGTCAACGACTACGGCGAGACGGAGCAGGACCCGATGCTGGTCCGCTGGTCCGATCAGGAGTCGTACACCGACTGGACGCCCTCGGCGACGAATCAGGCCGGCAGCTACCGGCTCAGCCGGGGCTCGGTGATCTTCTCCGCGCTGCAGACGCGGCAGGAGGTGCTGGTGTGGACCGACGCCGCGCTCTACTCGATGCAGTACCAAGGCCCGCCGTTCGTGTGGAGCACGAACATCCTCGGCGACAAGATCACGATCATGGGTCCGAACGCGACGGTCGCGAACGACAACGTGGCCTACTGGATGGGGGTGGACAAGTTCTACATCTACAACGGCCGCATCGACACGCTGCCGTGCTCGGTGCTGCGCTACGTCTTCAGCGACGTGAACCTCGACCAGCGCTTCCTCGTGCATGCAGGGCACAACTCGGCGTTCCACGAGGTCTGGTGGTTCTACTGCTCGGCGAATGCCAGCGAGGTCGATCGCTACGTCATCTACAACTACTTGGAGCAGACGTGGAGCGTCGGTGAGCTGTCGCGCACGGCATGGCTCGGCAACAACCTGCGCAACAACCCGATCGCTACCAGCGACACCAACCTGCTCATGTATCACGAGATCGGCACGGACGACAACGGCGTGGCGCTCCCGTCCTATGTCGAGTCGTCGCCGATGGACATCGAGTCGGGTCAGCACTGGCAGTTCATCCGGCGCATGCAGCCGGACGTGTCGTTCACGGGCTCGCAAGCCAACGCGCCGGCCGTCACGCTGAGCCTCATCGCGCGCACTGCACCGGGCGCAGCCTACGGCTTGCCGAACAGCAGGCCAGCGGAGGCGAACGCGGTGACGAGCAATCAGGACTACAGCGGTGGCCAGCGGCATCTGGTGGAGACGTTCACGAACGAGATTTATCCGCGGCTTCGCGGCCAGCAGGTGCAGTTCAAGATCGAGTCGGCCGGCGTCGGCGTGGCGTGGCAGCTCGGCGTCATGCGCATCGACAGCCGCGCGGATGGACGCAAGTGAGCTTCCTGCGCGTCCCTGTCCCGCCCCGGCTGCCTGACCCGGAGGAGCAGCTCAGCCCGACGCAGTGGCGCCAGTTGCTGCTGGTGCTGCGCCTCTACTTCTCGCAGCTCGATGCCGTCTTTCAGGCGCTGCTCGGTCGCAACGGCGTGCAGTTTCTGGAGACGCCGACGGCGAGCATCTACAACGACCTGAACCAGACGATCCTCGGTGGATCGCCGCTGCCGGTGCGGTTCCCGCTCTTCACGAGCCTGCAGGGCTTCACGCAGCCGACCGTCTCGCAAGTTTCGCCGGACCTCGCCGGCACGTACTACTTTCAGGCCACGCTCAACTACGCGAACATCGGTGGCGCCGATCGGTTGGTGAGCGCTTGGATCAGCAAGAACGGCACGGACATTCCCACCACGTTGATCGAGATCACGATACCGAGCAACGACATCCAGACGATCTCGCTCAACTACATCATCGACCTGCTGCCGACGGACGTGCTCACGATCTTCGCGTACTGCGCGCTCGGCAACACCGAGCTGCATTCACCGGGTGCGGCCGCGCCGGCACCGCGTGGAGCCTCGTGCAGGATGAACATCTTCCTGATCTCGAACGACAGCACGGCTAGCATTACGCCGCCGGGCTTCCGCCTCAAGAAGCAGAAATTCGATCCGCCGCCGTAGGAGCCGCCATGAGTCTTCAACATCTCGCCAAGCAGCTCAAGGCCAAAGGTCGCGGGCCCGACACCGAACTCGTCCACATGACGAAGGGCGAGGTCGCGGGCCTGCACAAGCTCGCGCGCTCGGTCTATGGCCAGAAGCTGCCGATCAATCCCGAGACGGGCCTCGTGGAAGCGGGCTGGTTGAAGAGCCTGCTGCCGACGATCGTCGGTGGTGCGGTGAGCTACTACACCGGCAGCTCGGCGGCGGGTGCGGCTGCAGGCGCAGCGACGGGTGCGGCGACGAACAAGGGCAACCGGATGGAAGGTGCCATCACTGGCGGGTTGCAGGGCTACGGCGGTGGGCAGCTCGGTGCAGCGCTGGCCGATCAAGGCATCGCTTCGCTCGCCAACGCAGAAGGCTGGAGCAAGCTGCTCGGCACCGCGGCGACGCCGGCCGGCAAAGACGCAGCGGGCAACCCCATCGCTGCGCAAAAGGCTACCGGCCTCGGCGGCTGGGGTGGCGCGCTGCAAGCGGGTGGCCTCGGCATCGGCGTGCCGCTGCTGATGGGCGGTGGTAGCGATGGTGGCGGCGGCAAGAGCGCCCCCAGCGCCAGCTCGATCATGCAGGACCCGAACGCGCCAGCCTCGTATCGGCTGAAGCGCATGTACATGGGCGGTGCCAAGACGCCGGGGGCCACTGGTGAGAGCAGCGAGCGTCAATGGTTCAGGGACGTGTACGAACCCACGGGCCTCGTCAAGACTGGCGCAGAAGGTGGCGAGGTCAGCAACCTGCCCACGTCGCAGAAGGCATACGACTACCTGCATCGTCGCGGCAAGCTCGACAAGCCGGCTGGCAGCGATCTCGACATCGACGAGGCGCCGACGGATGGCGTTGGCACGCCGCCGACCGATGACTCCGGTGGTGCGCCGCGTCAGACCGTGAAGCCGCCGCCCATCACTGCGGCGGAAGTGGCGAAGACCTACGACGTTAATCCCAAGACGATCAAGGCGATGGAGAAGGACAAGCAAGCCGGCCGCTACTACGACCCTGAGAAGATCAAGGAGGCGCTGGCGCGCACGGCGCCGGGCAAGGACGGTCGCACGGTCCTCAAGGACAAGGACTGGAAGGAAGCGCTCTTGCCGATCGAGGGGCTCGTGCAATCCGAAAAGGGTTACGCGGGCGGGTGGCAGCAGCAGATGGGTGAAGGTGGCGGTGACTACTACATGGAGCCCAGCCTCGGTCGGTACAAAGACAAGTACGGCCAGAGCTTCAACGTCTACCAAGAAAAGGGCGACGGCAACGTCTATCTGAAGTACTGGCATCCGGGCGATGAAGGCTTCGGCAATGTCACGGGCAGCGGCCACGATCGCATCACGCCGACCTACAAGCTCGACCCGAAGACCGGCACGGCCGTGCCGATCAACGCGAACAGCACGTACGAGGCGAGCGATTGGGTGGACTACGGTCGTGATCTCGCCAAGATGGCCGCTGTCATGGCGACAGTCGGTGTCGGTGGCGCCGCGCTTGGGGCTGCGCAAGCCGCACCAGCGGTTGCCGCTGGCACGAGTGGCGCTGCGGGCCTGACATCGGCCGAAGCAGCGGCGCTGATGGGCGGCACTGCAGGCACCACGAGCAGTGCTGCGGGTCTGACAGCGGCCGAGGCGGGGGCGCTGATGGGCGGTACGGGTGCAACTGCCGGCGGCACCGCGGCTGGCACCGCAGCCACCACCGCTGGCACCAGTGGGCTGACGACCGGTCAGATGCTGAAGTATGGGCAGACAGGGCTCGGTCTGCTCAACTCGCTGAAGGGTGCGCCGAAGCAGACAGGTGGCGGCGGAGGTGGTGACTACGCAGGCGACCCCTACGTCGCACCCGCCGACGCGGTGGGCACTTACGGTGGCCGGGTGATGAATCTCGGCAGGCCACCGAAGAAGGCCGCGGGTGGCGTGGTGGGGCTGCAGAGCGGTGGCTTTGTCTTCCCGGCCGACGTGGTGTCGGCGATCGGCGCGGGCTCAAGCAGCGCCGGGCTGGAAGTGCTCATGAAGAAGTTCGGCGCGCAGCCGGTCAGTGGCAAGGGCCACGGCCAGAGCGACGACGTGCGTGCGCTGATCGACGGTGAGCAGCCGGCGCGTGTGGCGCGTGACGAAGCGATCCTCGGCAAGGATCAGGTGGCAGCGATCGGTGGTGGCGATCCGAAGAAGGGCGCCAAGAAGCTGTACGCGTTGATGAAGCGGGTGCGCAAACAATCGATGGGACACACGCGGCAGATGCGTCCCGTCAAGCTGAAGGAGTTGGCATGAACGGTCTGCAATCTCTCGTGCCCGCCTTCAAGAAGGCTCGCAAGGCGCCCAAGAAGCGCGTGCCGAAGTACGCCTCGGGCGGTGCGCCTGCCACGACGTACGTCAGCAACCGGCCTGCGTTCACCGAGCAGCCGCTGCGTGATGTCGTGCAGACCGCGCAGGACCTGATCCAGCAGCCGAACGTGCCGTACGCGGGCGATCGCGTCGCGCAGTTCACCGACCTGCAGGAGCAGGGGTTCGAGGGCGTCAAGAACCTCGGGCCGTCGGCGCAATCGACAGCGGCCGGCACGATGGCGCAGACCGTCGGCGACAAGGCGCTGGGCGCGGGCGCGTACGACCCGGCCACGATGACCAGCACACTGCCGGGCGGGCCGCAGCAGACGAGCACCCAGTCGTTCACGCAGCCCGGCACGACCGACAAGTACATGAACCCGTACATGCAGGGTGTCGTGGACATCGGCAAGCGCGAGGCGACGCGGCAGGACGACATCGCGCGCACGCAGCGCAACGCGGCCGCGGTCGGTGCCGGCGCGTTCGGCGGCAGCCGTCAGGCGATCGTCGAAGCGGAAGCGAACCGCAACCTGCAGCAGCGCCTCGGCGACATCCAGCAGCAGGGCTCGGATGCTGCGTTCAAGGCGGCGCAGGCGCAGTTCAATCAGGAGCAAGGGCTCGGGCTCGACTCGCAGAAGGCGAACCAAAGCGCCGGCCTCACGTTCAACGCGCAAGACCTCGAACGCCAGAAGGCGGGTGAGGCGTCGCGCCAGTTCGGCGCCGACCTCGGCATCCGTGGGCTCAACGCAGCGAACACGGCAGCGAGCACGCTGGGCGGCATCGGCAGCGACATCTATGGCCAGAACCTGAAGACCACGGGCGCGCAGCTCGCGGCCGGCACTGCCGAGCAGGAGCAGGGCCAGAAGGTGCTCGACCAGCAGTACAACGACTTCAGGGAACAGGAGCAGGACCCGTACCGCAAGCTGAGCTTCATGTCGGACATCTTGGGCGGCACGCAGGGCTCGGTGAAGTCCTCGTTCGAGACGCAGCCGCAGCCATCGAACATGCAGACGCTCGCTGGCCTCGGCTCGATCTTCGCCGGGCTCAGCAAGGCCGAGGGCGGCACGGTCAAGAAGCTGAGCGCGATCGATCGCGGCCTCGCGCGTGTCGCACCGGACAGCGACTTCGCCGACGGCGGCATCGTCGGCTACGAGAAGGGCGGCAAGACGAGCAAGGAAGACTTCGCGCCCGAGGAGTGGCGCGGGGACGATTCGGCTGCCACCGTGTTCGGTGGCATGGCCGTGCCCGGCAAAGCGATCGGCGCCACCAAGCGCGCGATCCAAGACGCGAAAATCTTGGCGAACTACGGCACCGATGCGCAGTCGGTCATCAAGCCCGTCGGCAAGTTCGGCAAGGCTGCGGGTGCCGTGGGCAAGGTGGCGGCGCCCGTGGGGATTGGGCTGACGGCGATCGACACCTACAACACGCCGACCGAGCAGTACGACAAGCGCTTCGGCCTCGAAGGTCGCGAGCCGGGCCTCGTGAGCGACATCGCTGTGCGTGGTCTTGGCGCTGCATCCGATCTCGGCAACACGTTGACCGGTGGCCTCGCGGGCAAGTACCTGTTCCGCGACATGGAGCAGGAGAAGGCACCGGCAGGGCCGACGAAGGCAGCGGCTGCGAAGAAGGATGTCGAGGACTTGGTGGCGATGGCAGCGAAGACCCCGCCGGCTGGCGGTGGCGGCATCGCGTCGATCACTGGCGGTCCGAGCATCGTGGCGAAGGGACCGCTCACGATGGAGGAGTTGGAGCGTCGGCGTGCGCAGACTGGCTTCAACCTCGAAAAGCTGGAGCAGGAAGTCGGTACGGGGATCAAGGATGTCGGCAGCGCCGAGAAGGCCGACGCCGAAGCGGCCGCACAGGCGACGAAGGATCGTCTCGCCAAGCAGGGCGTATATGGCGAGGAGCGCGAGAAGAAGCTCAACGAGAGGCTCGGCGAGTTCGAGGGCCGCGGGAAGAGCAACGAGAAGGACGCGTACATCAACGCGGGCCTCGCGATCCTCATGGCGCCTCCGGGCGGCAAGGGCTGGCGCGGTGCGATCGCTCCGATCGCTGCGGGCGCGAAGCAGGGTCTGGGTCAGCTTCGCGCTGGTGAGGAGAAGCTGCGTGTCGAGCGCGAGAAGGTGGACGACACGATGCTCACGCTACGTGAAGCGCGCAAGGAGCGCGAGAACGCCGATGCGAAGGAGATCAGCGCAGCGGATGCCGCGGTGCGTCGCGCCGAGATCGACGCGAAGAAGGCGATGGTCAACTTCACGCAGGTGTTCGGTCTGAAGAAGGCCGACGCAGCCAACGACCTGTTCAAGGCGTGGGAGTCGAACTACGACAACTACCTGACCCGGGACATCCAAGCGCAGATTCACAACTCGTCGGACAAGACGGCGCTGGCCGTGGCCAACGCGCGGCTGTCTGCTGCAGGCGGTGCTGGCAGTCGCTTCGCCGGCATGAAGGCCGGCGAGATGGAGCGTTCGATCAACGCCTTGACCGACGACCTCGTGAAGAACAACCTCGGCATGTCGGTCGAAGAGGCACGCAAGCGCGCCATTGATTACGTCAAGGCCAACCTTGGCGGTCAAGCCATGCCGCAGGCAACCACGGGTTGGGGCCAGCCGCAAGTCGGCAAGTAGGAACGCACATGCCCAGCTACAGCATCACTGCACCGAACGGCAAGACGTATCGGATGCAGGGCCCTCCGGGGATGACGCAGGACGACCTGATCGAGCACGTCCTCAAGCTCGCACCGGAAGCCGGCATCGCGCCGCCGCCGCCGAAGACCGGCATGGGCGCCGCGTTCCAGTCCGGGCTGGAGAACATGATCTCGTCCGGCAAGGCCGGCGTGAAAGGCATGTTCGGCGATACGCAGGAAGCGGCAGAGGAAGCTGCAGCGGCCGAAGCGGAGCAAGGGAAGAAGTACGACCCGCAGCTCGGGCTCGCGCGCCTGCAGGATGTCTACGAGAAGAGCGGCATCATGGCCGCGGGCAAGGAGATGGTCGGGCAGGGCATGCGCGGGATCGCGCAGTCGGCGCCCGAGATGGGCACGATGCTCGGCGGTGCGAAGTTGGGCTCGATGGCGGGCCGCGCGTTCGGTGCGCCCGGTGCGCTCATCGGCGGTATCGGCGGCGGCATTCTCGGTGGCATCCTGCCCAACACCGGCCGCAACCTCGCGGAGCAGCAACGGGAGACGCCGGGCGAGGTCAGCATCGGCAAGGCCGCTGCGGCGGGCGCCGGACAGGCAGCGCTCGAACAGGTGCTGCCGCTCGCGCTCATGGGCACCCGTGTTGCGTCGAAGGTGCTCGGCGTGGACGCGGCCGCGCTCATCAAGCGGCTCGGGCCGGAAGCAGCCGAGGAGGTCGCCAAACGCAGCCTGCTGTCTACCGTGTCGCGACACGGCGTTGTCGGTGCGGCCGGCGAAGCGGGCACCGAGGTCGTGCAGGACATGCTCACCCGGCTGCAGGCTGGCCAGAACCTGCTCGATGCGGAGGCGCTGAGCAGCTATGCCGACTCGGCCTATGGCGGCGCACTGCCCGGCGGCATCCTGAGTGGCGCTGGCGGGGCCTACAACCGCAGCGGTGCGAAGGCCGAGGTCGCGGATCGGGAGGCGGTCGCGCGTGAGACGGACGCCAACCTCGCAGCCATTCAGGCAGCCGAGGCGGCAGAAGCAGCGGCGGCAGAGCGCGCTCGCAAGATGGCCGATCCGGGCTACGTGCAGGACGTTGCGAACAGGCACGCGGAGTACGAAGCGACGGTGAAGGCGATGCACGCCGAGGCGGCAGAGCTGAAGAAGGAAGGCACCGATTCCGGCAAGGCTGCGTTCACCGACAAGCTGAAGGAGATCGCTGCGTTCAAGAAGGAGAGCGTGGACCTCCTCAAGGAATTCAACACCTTCGCCCGGCCCGCGATCAAGGAAGCGAAGCTGCGCGCGGCCGCGGAAGAGGCAGAGCGCGCGAAGCGCTACGGTCCTGCTGTCGGCACGCCGGCAACCGAGAAGGCGCCGCAGGCCACGATGTTCGGCCAAGAGAAGGGCACCAGCGACGCACGCAACGCAGCGCGTGTCGAGGAGCTGCAGGCGCTGATCGACGAGCACGAAGCTGGCATGGACGCGAGCGCCAAGCAGGTGGCGGCTGCGATCGGCACGGGCAAGAGCCATGTGATGGCCGCGACGCTCGAACGGCAACAGCTTCAGGACCAGACGTACCAAGCAGCGAAGCAGGAGCTGGAGGGACTGCTCACGCCGGAAGCACGCAAGGAGCGGGCGGCTGCCGCAGAAGCCGATGCGCGTGAGAAGGCACTGAAGACGCTCAAGCCGATCGCGGTCAAGAAGCAGATCGCGGCGCTGCAGGCGAAGATCGACGGCGCCCGCACGGGCGACCCCAGCGAACTCAAGGCAGCTACCGGCTGGGCCGCGCAGCGCGAGCGGTTGGAGTCCTTGCTGCAGGAGCACGAGCAGCGGCAGGCAGTGCCTGCTGAAGACCTGTACGCGCTGGGCGACCGGCTTGCGGGCGAGGAGGCGGTGCAGCAACGCGCAGCGCGTACGCAGGATGTCGTCGGTCGTCGTGCCGCGCGCCAGAGCGATGCGTTCGGTCGCCAGCTCGCGGCCGAAGACGCGGACCTTTTCTCGGACCTGCCGAAGCTCGCGGGCGAGACTGCCGAACTCGCGCTGAACCGGACGTTCGCCACGCGCGAGCGCTCGGGCACGCTCGAATCGCTGGCCGGCATGGAGAGCGACACGGGGCCCGACACGGCTGCGTTGATCAGCGACCGGCTGCAGCGCATGCCGGTCGAGCGGCGCGCGGAGGTTGCGCGCGAGCTGCAGGACTATGGCAAGGGCGTGAAGCAGGCGCTGCATGCCGGCCGTGACGCGGCGCGCAAGGCCGGCGACACTGAGCGCGAGCAGGCGTTCAGCGAAGCGATTCGTGGCATCACCGCGCTGGAGCAGCGGCCGGACAACCCCGGCCGGGCCCACTACGAGCCCGAGTTCTACCGCCTCGCCGAGCCACTGGTGCCGGGCATGACGGAAGCCGCCCGTAGGGTGGTGGGGCTCGGCCCGACCGTGGACAGTGCGCGAGAGCGTGCGCTGATGGCAGAGCGGGCGCAGCGCCTGCAGGGTGTGATCGATCCCCGCGTCACCGGAGCGATGGAGGAGGTTGCAGCCGAAGGCGAGACGATCGGCGAGGTGCCGAAGCCCGGCCGGCAGGTTCCGCCCGGCACGATGCCCCGCCGCGAGCGCCTCGTGGACGAGGAGGGGCAGGGCATGCTCTTCCAGCCCGAGGCGGGCCCGGCGACCGACAGGGCGTCGCTGCTGCGCCAGCGGATCGCGGGCGTGCTGGCTCGGCCGAACCTGACCCGGCAGGCCCGGGGGACGCTGGAGCACGCCGACGAGGTGCTCACCAAGCGCCCTATTTCGGAACGTGTTCTGGAGCACGTCGAGGAGATGGTCCGCAACGCCGAGCGCGGCGTCGGAGGCGGGGCACTGGAACCCGTCAAGGTGACGCCAGAAGGGGGCAAGAGGGACACAACGGCGCTGGAGGGTGCATCGGTGCGCATCCGCGATCCGAACGCCCCAATCCCGCCCCGCCGGCTGGAGGGCACCCTGCGGGCGGGCCCGGCGCCGACGGCAGAAGCCCCGGCCCGTGAGACGGCTCCCACGGAGACGTACATCGGAGGGCGCCCGGTCGGCAAGACCGCCCCGCCAACGGGATTCGGCGTCTACCCCGCTGAAGCCTCGGTCCGCAAGGGCCGGGTGGAACTCCGCGATCGCCGGACGGAGGGCGAGATCGAGGAGGGGGACAAGAAGGGCGAGCGGGCAGTGGGCGATCTGCCCGCCGCCAAGCGGGTGAAGCCGCAGCGGCTGGAGCTGGAGAAGGAGACGCCGGCCGTCACGGGGCTGGACGAGAGCGACGAGCAGGCGTCGCTGTTCACCGAGCCGGCGACCGCGGTGCAGCGCGTCAAGCAGGTGCAGTTCGAGGGCCGCGTGCTCGCGTTCCACGCCACGAGCCTGAACCAGCGGCTTGCGGCTGCGCGCGACGCAGCACGCCGGCTCCACAAGCTCGGTGAGCGGCTGAACGACCGGGAGATGGACCGCCAGAGCATGATCGCGGCGCTGCGGCCCAAGCTGCTGCAGGCCACGGTCGCCGCCGAGGACGCCTCGACTGCCGCGCGCACGCTCATCAAGGAGGCGCATGAAGCGGAGGCAGCCGAGGAGGGCAGCGGGTACGACCTGCGGATGCGTGCGGCGCAGGCCGGGCGCACGGCCCGGCGCCACGCCGACCGCGTGGATGCCTACAAGCACGAGATCAAGCTGCTGACCGACCGGGACGCGGCGGCGGCGCTGACGGCGCTGGCAGACGAGGGCGCCACGCTCAGGAAGGACCTGACCAAGATCGAGAAGAAACTCGCGACGATCCCCAACAAGCTGCTGCAGGCGCGGCTCGATGCCGGCGCCGAGGCGAAGGCCGAGCGTGAAGCGAAGGCCGCTGCGATCGAGAAGTCCAAGTCCGGCGAAGTCGGCACGATGGGCGAGGCGAAGTTCCCCACGGTGTCGAGTGCTCGCGAGCAGGCAGCGAAGAACGCCAAGGCCAAGCGCATGGCAGAGCGCGAGGAGCGCGACGCGCTCGCGGCCAAGCAGAAGCAGCTTGCCGTCTCGTCGCCCAACGTGCAGGCCGAGCGCATCACGGCGCAGTCGCGGCCGGCGGGCGTCACGATGTCCGTCGAGATGCAGGCCGAGGGCGTGCAGGATGCCATCGCAGAGGCGATGCATGTGCGCGGCATTGACAAGACGGAGCTGCAGACGATCGTCGATCGCGTGGCCGGGCTGCACAAGAAGAACGCGTTCCCCTCGCGCCAAGGCGAGCTGGACACCGAGATCAGCGAGGTCTTGGCAGAGATGCGTGCGCTGCGTGCTCAGCACCCGAAGGGCGTGCTGCCGAAGCGGCTCAATGATGCGTACGTGGCAGCGACAGAAGCGCTGGCGAAAAGGCAGGCAGCGGTCAGCGAAACCGAGAGCGCCGACGAGCGCGCCAAGCGGCTGCGCTGGATGGCTGGCACCGAGGCACGCATCAAGTACCTCGACAGCAAGCGGGTGCCGTTGGCGATGCCCGAGGCGCGCAACAAGAAGCTCGCCCGCATGCAGACGCCGCTGGCGCCGTTGGCGCTGACAGGGGTGCCCGAGATGCACGCGCTGCAGCGGCGCCATGCGCTGGCCACGTTCGAGTCCAAGGTGCTCGACATGCAGCAGTCCATCGCCGAGGCGGCGGACTACCAGCCGCTGGGCGCGGACCGGAAGTACGTGGCGCCCAAGCGCGCGGCGCGCGAGCACCGGCCCTATGACGTTGAGCCTGCGTCGGTGACGAGCGGTGAGCGGCTCACGCGCATGGACATCGCGGAGCAGAACGCGGAGAAGTCGGCGTTCGGCTACAAGGGCCGGCGCTTCGAGGGGGTCACGGCAGCACAGGAACGGATCGCAGCCGAAGAGGCGTCGCGTCAAGCTCACGCCGTCAGCGGCGAGACGCTGCGCGAAGTCAAGACGAGCGAAGGCAAGACAGCGCACAAGATCATCCGTGAGAACCGGCCCGAGACGGAGCCCGGCAAGGAGCAGCTCCGGCCCGAGGCGCACACGCCCGAGGGCGTGCTGGAGGCGCAGCTTGCTGTCGCACGGCGCCAAGCGCAGCGTGCTGCCGAGACGAACGAGGCGAAGGCCGAGGCGCGTGCTGCTCGCGGCGAGTCCACGGAGGAGTCGTTCTTGTTCCCCGGCGAGAAGCGCCTCAGTGCGAAGGCCGAGCGTCGCCGGCAGGAGTCCATCCGCGGGGAAGCGATCGTGTTGCCGCCGGACGCGCGTGCGCAGGCGGTGGCCGAGGAGCGGGAGTACGTCGCCCGGCAAGCGCGCTACGAGCTGCTGAAGACGGCCGTGCAGGCGATGGACCCGGTGCCGACGCACGGACAGTTCCGCGCCAAGCAGGACGCGATCGTCAACGAGGCTGATGCAGTCATCAACGACGAGAACGCAAGCGCCAGCGACAAGAAGGCAGCCGCGACGGACAAGCGTCAGGCCGAGGTGCTGCTGAAAGCGCTCGACGATGTGGTGACGACGCCGCCGAAAGCCGAGGCGAAGGCGGCGAAGAAGGCACAGAAAGCGCAGAAGACACAACCCGCGGAGGCACCGCCGCAGACGATCAGCGAAGACGCGGCGCTGGTGGATCGTCTGCGCGCCGAGTACAACGCTGCGCCGCAGGGGGCTGAGCGCAAGCGGCTCTATGTGGAGCTGAACCAAGCGATGGCGCGCAAGGCGAAGCGCGAGCGCAAGGCCACCGATGCGCCGGCACGCGAAGAGCCCATCGACACGATGGAGGGCGAGGGCGGGCGCGTGCTGCCACGCCTCATCAGCAACCTGTACGACCAAGCGTCCTTCACGCCGCTGTCCGAGCGGGACATGAACCTCGTGCACGACGGCAACCTCGCTGGCGTGCTCGACTCGCTGGCCAAGAACGGCTCGACGCCGTACGTGCGGGAGCTGGCGGCGAAGCTGCGCACGTTGACCGAGGGCGTTCGGCTCAAGGTCGATGCGGACGTGAACGACAACGGCAAGCCGGCCGCTGCCGTCTACGACGCGGAGTCGAACACCGTCACGATCCATCCGCTCATGCTGAGCGAGGAGAACCTGATCCACGAGCTGGGTCACGGCGTCACGATGAAGTCGATGGTGACGCCTCCGTCATCGCTGACGCGCGAGCAACGCAACGCGCTCAAGGGACTGGAAGGGTTGCTCACGCAGCTCAAGAACGACCCCAGCTTCAAGCGCGAGTACGGCACGACGAACATCGCCGAGCTGGCCTCGGAGGTGCTGTCGAACAAGGAGCTGCGCGACAAGATCGATGCGCGCAAGCCCGGCCTGTGGAACCGCATCAAGCAGGCGGTGCTGCAGTTCTTCGGCGTGAAGACCGGCAGTGCGAAGGCGCTGGCCGATGTCGAGCGCCTGTTCCAGCCGGCGCGCAAGTTCACCGCGGCGGAAGCTGCAGCGCTCAACGACCTGATTGGAACGACCACGCCAGCGGCTGCCGCACGCGCACCTGCGAACGCGATGGATGCGTTCAGCGCGCAGCTCAACGCGAAGGCGACCAAGACCGGCCTCAAGCAGGCGGTCACGGACATCAACGCCGGCCTCTATGCCGAGATGCTGGCCGTCGATCAGCGGGCGCCGATCCTGAAGGCGCTGAGCAAGGGCGACAAGCACGCGTTTCAGCAGTCTCAGTACTACGTGCGCAAGGCCGACGCGCGCATGGCACAGGTCCACGCGGTGCTCGTGCATGGCGGGCCGAAGCTGAAGAAGGATGCCAAGGGCTTCCACACGGTCGAGGCGGGCCACGGTCCGTCGGCCAAGGACGTGTTCGCGGCGATCGACAAGCTGCCCGGCGCCACGTCTGCCGAGAAGTTCTCCAAGGCGCAGGCGTACATGGTCGCGCAGCGCGCGGCCAACAAGGGCTGGCACAAGCTGGGCTGGGCGACGACCGACCAGACGCGCCAGCTTGGCGAGGCGATGCTGGCCGAGGTCAACGCCAGCCCGCAGCTCAAGGCGCAGCTCGAAGCCGTGCGCAAGGTCTACAACGACTACAACGCGGGCATGGTGCAGTTCCTCGCGGACACCGGAGCGATCCCGAAGAAGATGGCAGCCACGCTGCTGCAGGACGGCGACTACGTGCCGTTCTATCGCGTCGGTGGCAGCGGCGTCGCCGAGCTGGTGATGGGCGAGAACACGCACATCCGTGTCGGCGACATCAGGAAGCAGCCGTACCTGCAGGCGCTCAAGGGCGACGAGGGCAAGCTGCTGCCGCTCAACGAAGCGATCATGCGCAACACGATGCTCCTGATGGACAAGGGGCTCACGAACCTTGCCACCAAGGAAGTCGCGTACGGGCTGCAGAACATGAGCCCTCCCGGTGTCAACGCCATCAAGCGGGGCAACGCGCCGGCCGGCGCCGACATCGTGAAGTTCAACCAAGAGCCCGATCCCGACAACGACAAGGACACGGGCGAGCGCTGGGTGCGCGTCACCTCCGAAGGCACGCCGTTCGAGGGCATCCCGTCGGAGATGCTGGTGCAGTCGCTGGAGGGCGTGCACACGATGATGACCGGCCTCGGCAAGCTCGCCAGCAACTTCGGCGACGTGCTGCGCAAGTGGGTTACGCGCAACCCGGCGTACGTGATCCGCCAGCTCATCCGCGATCCGATGTCGGCCTCGTTCACTGGCGGTGCGAACCGCGGGCCGGTGGCGGCGATGCTGAAGTCGGTGAAGGAGTTCGTCGATCAGTCGAAGGGCTCGACCCGCACTGGCGAGGCGCTGCTGAAGAAGGGCGTGACGCAGAGTCAGATTTTCAGCGGCGACGTTGACGACATCTCGGTGATCGTGCACCAGCTCGCCACCGGCAACGAGGGCATGATCGCGCGGTTCATCAGCATGGCCGACCGCGCAGCGATGCGGGCCGACGCGGCGACGCGCGTGCAGGTCTATGAGGACGCGCTCAAAGCCACCGGCTCCGAGATGCAGGCCGAGCTGGCGGCGATCGAGATGATGAACTTCACCAAGCGCGGCAGCCACCCCGCGGTGCGGCACGCCACGCGGATGATCCCGTTCATGAACGCGCAGATTCAGGGCCTCAACGTGCTGGCCAAGGCGATGCGCGGCAAGGCGACGATGGAGGAGCAGCTCAAGATCAGGGAGAAGTTCATCAAGAACGCGGTGGGCCTGACGCTCTTTTCGATGGTCTACGCAGTGGGCATGGAGGAGAACGAGGAGTACAAGAACGCGACGGCGCACGATCGCATCAACAACTTCTTTGTGCCGACGCCGTGGGGCACGCTCAAGGTGCCGATCCCCTTCGAGATCGGCTTGCTCTTCAAGGCGATCCCCGAGGTGGCCGTGCACGGGTTCGACGACGCGGAGATGAAGGCGCTGGGCAAGATGGTGTTCAACACGATCCCGGGCGCCAGCAGCCTCGGAGCGCCACAGGCGGTCAAGCCGGCGCTTGAGCTGATGATGAACAAGAACATCTACACGGGCCGTGCCATCGAGACAGATGCACAGCAGAAGCTCGCGCCGGAGCTGCGCTACAACGAGCACACCACCGAGCTGGCCAAGTGGGCGGGCGAGACGTTCGGCCTGAGCCCGCTGAAGATCGAGCACCTCGTGCGCGGCTACCTGAGTGGCATGCCGATCGCGGCCGCATCGCTGGCCAACGAGATGCTCAGCGACAAGAGCCAGCCGACGCGCACCGGATCGCAGACGCCGCTGCTGGGCGGCTTCATCGCCGACCCGCTGGCCAGCGGCGCCGTCGAGAGCGCCTACGAGAAGGCCAACGCGATCGAGCAGGCGGGCAACACGTACGACAAGCTGGTCAAGGAGGGCCGCGTCAAGGCCGCGAAGGACTACATGGAGGACAACCTCAACGTCCTGCAGGCCGAGCGCCTCAACGACAGCTTCCGTGCCGACATGGCGCGGGCCAAGGCCGAGCGCGAGAAGGTGCTGGCATCGAGCATGACAGCCGACGCGAAGCGCGAGCGCATCGACTACATCACGAAGTGGCGCAACGCGCAGGCGATGCGCTTCACGAAGGCGGCTGAGTCGATCGTGGCCGCACGGTGAACATCACGCCGAGCGCTTCCTTGTAGATGCAGACGCGTCCGCTGGCCCGGACGCGTGCCTGCTTGGCCGCATAGAGCCCCTGCGCCACCAGCGTGTGGGGGTCGAGGCTCGGAACGAAAAACGCGCCCGGCCGGCGCGTCTCCCACTTCCAGTCGAACGTGTCAGGGCTTGGGGCCGGGGGCGGGCGCAGTCGCATACGAGATGTGGAGGCAGCGCGTCGGGCTGCGAGGGCCATGCGTGTCCTTGAACAAGTCCATCTTCACCTCCCGCACCGCCGCGTACTGGGCCAGCTCCTGCTTCAACGTCCTGTAGCTCTTGGTGCGCTCACTGCAGAACTTGTTCAGCGCCTCCACCGTGATGTACTGGTCGATGCGGCCGGGGGTCACGTCGATCTCGATGCGGCCGAACACCGGCCCCTTGGCCGTGTTAGGTAGTGGCGTGAGCAGGTTGCTCGTGCCTCCGAGCTGGGCGGCAACCTTGCTGGCGGCGCCCACCATGACGAACCGGCCGTTGTTCTCGTTCACGAAGCTGATGATCAGGTCGCGTGCGGTGCGCCTGTTCTCCATGATCATGCCGCGTGACTCTTCGACCAGCGTCCGCAGGAACGCCACCACACGCGCGACGTTGATCGTGCAGATGTTGGCGTAGCCCGGCCCCACCAGTGTCGCCGCGGTGATGATGGCCGTGCCGGACGCCACCCAGAAGCGCTCTTCGCTTTCGGCGTCGATCTCGGCGTGCCAGTCCTTCATCACCTTGTCGAAGACCTTCCGCGCGAGGTCGCGGTTCTTCACGAGCCACTCGGCGAAGAGCGGCCCGGCGTGCCCGTAGTTCCCGTTGATGAGCTTCAACACAGCGCGTTCGTCAGCGGTGAATTCGAGGCGCGTCTCCGTGCGCCATTCGAGGAAGCGCTGCACCTCGCCGTAGCCGCTGGCCTTGCGGTTGGCGAGCATGTCTTCAAGCACGGGGCTGTTGCTGGTGAGGAAGGCCAGCCCGCGCCATCCCCGGTCGTTGGCTTGCTCGCGGTGGCCGCTGGCGAAGCCCTTCACCTTGTGCTTCCCCTCCGAGAAATCGAAGCAGAAGTTCGGCGTCCACGTCCCGCCGGACTCGCGATTCTTGGTCGTCACCTCATCGATGAGTGTCGGCAAGCCGCCAAGGAAGCTCGCCCGCTGCAGGATCGTCGTCTCGGAAGTCTTCGGTGATGTCGCCAGCCGATCGTTGCCCCACACGCTGCGCGCCAACTGCAGTGCCAACGTCTTGCCGACACCGGATGCCGACGAGGTGGCATGGAAGACCATCGCGCTGGGGCCGTTGTCGGCAGCCCACCACATGAGCGGCGACGCGAAGCCGATCAGCCCCAGCGTCACCACCTCGTAGTAGCCCTTGTCGCACAGCAGCTTCATCACGCGCTGCCAGTTGTCGAAGGTGCCCGCGGGCTCCATGCCTTCGATCATGTTGTTCAGCTTCTCGGACGCGAACACGTAGTTGTTCTTCGGGTCCGCATACACGACGCGATCACTGAACGCGAAGCCGGCGTCGGGTTGCCAGCCGTAGCGCTCGGGGACCTGCAGCACCTTGCCGTCGTTCTCCACCTGCTTCACCGCAGCGCACACGTAGTTGTAGAGGTGCTGGCCGGCGCCTGCTTCCGGCGTGACGAGCTGCTCCGCAAGTATCGGAAGCGTCTTCTCCCGTGAGGCTGTTGCTGCTGTCGGCAGCTTGATGCGTGAGGTCGTGGTGGTGCCGTTGGTCGTCTTGATCTTGCAGAAGCGCGCGTAGTGGCTCTTCTCCTCGTGCATGATGCCTTCGAGGAAGAACTGGTACTTCAGGATCACCATTGGCCGCGAGGTCGGATCGTTGCGGTCAGCGAGGCGCAGCACCCAGCCGTCGTCGAACGAGAAGCCCTTGGGCGGCATGCGCGCGGGCGTGGTGGCCGTGGCCGGCGTCGGCATCGACACGCTCGCCCAGCCCAGCTTGAGCGGGTTGGTGATCTGGCCGCGGTGCGGACAACCGTCGCAGCCGCCGGGGTTCTCCGACTCGATGGCGCCGCACGAGTACGGCCCCTTCAGCTCCTTCCACTTCTTCTGCAGCCGTTCCTCGTCGTACGGATGCCACTCGCTGAGCATGCGTCCTGCGTCGATGCCCTCGTCGGTGCACTTCGCGATCGACAGCATCGCGCGCCACACGCCCTCCATGTTCGAGCGCTCGGCGTGGTCGTAGTACCACTTCACCTGTTGGCAACCCGTGCCTGCCAGCGACCGCTCCAGCAGCAGATCGAAGCTGGAGTCGATGTGGTGGGCCAGCGCCACGGCCGTCGATGGCGTGGCGCCCGTGACGATCGGCCGCGTGCCCGGGATGTTGAGCATCGGCAACGCCGGGTGGCCGTTGGTCGGCCCGTCGCCTACCGGCAGCAGCTTGGCGATCGCGGCAAGCTCGAACGTGGCGCCTCGATTCTTCAGGACCGCCGGCCGGGGCACCGGTTGCTTGTAGTTGACCGTGCCCGGCATGCGCAGCACACGCGCTGCGTCGGCCGTGACCTTCATGTCGATCTTGAAGTTGCACGCGAACGCGGCGCGCTTCAGCCGCTCGGCGACGGGCTTCCATTCGTCGATCGGCACGTCGTCGGTGAGCGGCCAGTAGGCGTGCACGCCGCCACCGGAGTCAACGAGCCACGGCGCACCCAGCGTGTCGAGATGCGTCTCCTGCAGGAACGTGTTCAGCGCGACGACCGCTTCGCGCTTCGATGTGTAGAGCCCTTGCTCCTCGTCGGGATCGATGTCGATGTCGATGAACAGGCTGCGCATGAGCTGCGCGTTGCCCGCTTCGCGTGTCCCCTTCTCCTTGAAGGAGGCGAGTGCGAAGTACGTGTCGAGCTTCTTAGCTGCAAATCCCCCAGCGGTGGCTGCCACCGCCTCGACCGTATCGACGAACACCTGCCGCCTGTGCGGCAGCTCGAAGACACAGTAGACACCAGTGCGAGGGAGGACTGCGGTCAGGAAGTCATGAGCGTCCATCGCGCGATTGCTCGGGCTTGAAAGGCGGCACGGCGTCGGCGATGCGATCGACGAGAACGCGCTGCCAGTCCAGCGGCAGCGACGTGTCGGTCAGGAGCACGGTGTCGGCGATGCGGACGAGTTCACTGTCGGTGAGGGTGTTTGGATAGGGAAGGCTTTGCATGCGCGGCTCCAAGCGACGGCTGCGGTGGGCGCGTCGTTGAGGATGTTGATCAGGCGGGTGACGTTGTGGCGGTAGGCATTCGAGACGGGGTTGCCGTAGAACCAGCTATAGATCGTGGCGCGTGTGGCGCCCGTAGCTGCGGCAACCTTCGCCACCGGAAAGTCCAACCTTACCGCTGCGCGTCCGAGCTGTGGGCCGAGCGTGTCTCCGCTCGTGGCCACGGCGTCCCGTACGTGTTTCTGGTAGTTCTGCTGCATAGGAGGGCGGTCCGGGCGCTGCTAGCAGCGCCCGGGGTCCGTCTTAGTCGTCCCAAGCGTCCAGCACGTCGGCCAGCGCTCCGGTCGCCACCGCCGGGGGTGCCGAGCCATTGGCCTTCAGGACGGGCTCAGCGGGCTCCGCAGCGGCCGGGGCAGGTGCCGGTGCCGCCGCGGTCGCTGCGGGCGCTGCAGCGGCCTTTGCGCGCGTCCGGCGGGGCGGCGGGGCCGGGGGCTCCACCTCCTCGGCCGGCGCAGCCGGGGCGGGTGCCGGCGCCGCTACTGCCGGGCGGTTCCCCGGAACGTCTACCGGAGCAGCCGCCGGGCCCACGCCGTCCATCATGGCCGGGTTCATGGTGATCGCCTTCTTGGCGTCGGCCGACTGGCCAGCCGCCCGGCAGATGTCGAACTCGTCCTGCTCCAGCCAGCGCATGGCCTTGAAGAAGAGCTTGGGGCTCTCGGACTTCGTGTCGAACTTCAGCCGGGTGACGAGCATCGTCGGGTCGATCCCCTGCGCCGTGAGCCAGCGGGCGTACTCCTGCAGCGGGCGGTTCTCGCCCTCGGCCTTGCCGAACAGGCTGAGCGCCGGCAGGCTGAGCTGCATCACGTCGCCCTCGACATCGTTGGCCAGCACCACGGCAACGCGCTGCCCGTAGCGGCAGGCGCGGCTGTCGCCTTGGCCGGAGCCCTTGACGTTCTGCGGGCACGAGGCGCAGGTCGCCGCCTGCTTCGCGGTCGAGGTGGGGTCGGGGATGTCGCCGTTCTGCGACCAGCAGTCCGGCGCCGTCGGGTTGTCGGCGTCGTACTTGGCGAGGTAGAACGTGCGGCTGACCTTGGCCGCTGCGGCAACGATCACCACGTCGAGGTGGCGATCTTCGATGGCGGCGATCTCCTTGCCGTCCACGATGAGGCGGAACACGCCGCCCTTGATCGACAGGCGATTGCCCGTCTGCCCACCGCCGGCCAGAGCCTTGGCGGTTTCGGAGATAGCCACGCCACGCAGGTGCGCGGGAAGCTGAGAGGGTTGAAAGACAGTGACGTTGGACAAGATTCTCTCCAGAGTGTGTTGTGCTACTTGGTAGCGGTGGGACGGCGAACGGTGACTTCGATCTCGGACATCGACGACAGGCCGGGGACCGACACGTCGGGATGCGCCTTCAGGTACTCGCCCATGTTGCCTTGGGCGATGCGCTTCTCCATGAGGTTGATGTCGGCCTGCTCGATGACGAACTTGCCGAAGCTCTCCCAGTCCTGCGCGTAGTAGCGCGTGGCCGTGCGAAGCATGATCGTCCCGTGCTCGGTCTTGACGGAGCTGATGCCCCCGCCCATCGCGAGCACCCGATCCTTCATGGCGTTGGCCACGAGATCGCGCTGGGCCTTGATGCCCTCGACCTCTGCTTCATAGACGCGCGTCAGGTCTTGAATCTTGTCGCGCATCTTCACGTACATTTTCGCAAGCCGCTCAAGCGGCACTTCTTCAGGCGTAACGGTGGTTGGTTCGCTCATGCGATTCCTCGTTGTGGTTTGTAGAACTATAAATGATTAAGCGCAGGTTCGGCGCTCGGGGGTCCTCCTTTTTACTTTGCGACCACCTCATCGAACATGAGGCTGAGCAGATTACTCTCACTGACCCGTCCTGCCAAGCGCTGAAATGCAGCGCGCTCGACGGGGCTGTTCTGGATGTGCGTGACCGTCACCTTGTCGGCCACCTGTCCCTTCCGGTCGGCGCGGGCGATGCACTGGATGTAATGCTCCACGCTGTCGAGAGGGCCATAGAAGATCACGTTGTCGGCCCGGGTCAGGGTCAACCCGTGCGCCGCCGCCTTCGGCTGGATCACCAAGCCCTGACTCTCATCCGTATGCTGGAACCGGTTGATGATGTCGCCGCGCTGGCTCATCGGCACGTTGCCGTCGATGATGTCCACGACGTAGCCGATCTTGTTCAGGTACTCGTGCAGGCGAACGATCGACGCGGTGTACATGGTGAAGATGAGGAACTTGTTCTTCGTCTCCTCCAGCACCTCGCGCAGCACGTTGAGCCGAGGCGCCGCGTCGAACTCGATGATGTCGCCGTCGTCAGTCCGGCAGCTCCCCGCGCTCACCTGCAGGAGCTTGTTGATCATCACCCCCTTGTTGACCGCGGTGATCTTCTCGCCGGCAGCCATCGCCACCATCTGGTCCTTCAGCAGCTTGTAGTACTTCGACTGCTGCGGCGTCATGTCCACGTCGCGCGTCTGCACGATCACGGGCGGCAGGTCGAGGCACTGCGCCTTGGTGAAGCGGATCGCCGGCTGCAGCGCCTCGTGCACCAGCTCCTTGGCGTTGATCTTCGGCGCCCATTTGAACTGGGTCAGCCGGACCATCACCTTGTCCCGCCACGCTCCCTTGTAGCCGGGCACGCCGCTCGGATTCACGAGTCTCGCGAGCCCATAGGCATGCTCGGGCGATTGCGCTGCCGGGGTGGCGGTCATCATCCATAGGAGAGTCTCCGGCGTGAGGATCGAGTTGAGCGCCTTCCAGCGCTGCGTGGACACGTTGGAGTAGGCGTTCGCCTCATCGACGATCACGAGGTCGAAGCGGCCGTCGCTGCGGATCGCATGCCCGACGATCTGCAGCCCATCGTAGTTGACGATCACGAACTCGTAGTCACCCTGCACCGCGGCGACCCGGCGCTTCGCGTCGCTGTGGTGGGCGACGACGGCGCTGCGGTGGATGATGCTCTGGTTGAAGTCGTTCATCCATGCGGCGTGCATGATCGACACGGGGCAGACGATGAGCACGCGCCGCACGCGCTTCGTCGTGATCAAGTAGTCAGCCGCCCACAGCGCGCTCATCGTCTTGCCGACGCCTGCATCGTTGAAGATGAAGCAGCGGCGATGGATCGTGCTGAAGTCGGCCGTATCGCGCTGGTGCGACATCGGCTTGAACCGGCCGGGCCACTTGTATCGGCCCGTGATCGGCGAGGGGACGGTGATGCCGAGGTTGCGCAGGACGCGCACCTCGTCGAGGCCCCACTTCACGTACACGTCGAAGCCGCCCCCTACGATCGGCTCGATGTGCTTGTGGGGAAGGATGGCGAATTTGGCGGCGTCTCGCACCCGCAGGTGCACCGCCTTGTTGTCGATGATCTGCATGTCAGTGATCGTGGAAGGCTTCGATGCGCTCGCCGAGCACCTTGCTGAAGTCGGTCATGCAGGAGAGCTGGTAGTTCAGCCGGTCCTGCTCGGCCGCGTAGAGCTTGCTGAACGGAACGCCCACCATGAAGACGCGCAGCCGTTCGATGTCGCCATCGAGCTTGGCCTTCTCGACGACCACGCGGTACTGATGCGGCAGGTACTCGTGCTTGGGCGTGTCGGCCATCGCCCAGTCATGGGCCATCAGGTCGCCCTGCGATGGCACCCACGGCACGCGATCGCCGTCGGTGTTGATCAGGAACAGGTACGGCACCGTCATCAGGCTGTTGGCGTCAGGCACCTGCATCTCGACGAACTGGTTGGGGCCGTTCCAACTGAGGCGGTGCATTCGTTTGAATCTCTTCAGCTCACGGAGCGCGTCGGAAAAATCGGTTGGCATTGGTTTTCTCTAGAAGGTTGTTGGTTGTGCGATGCCGCGGATCACGGCCATGAAACCCTGCTGGAGCTGGGTTGCGCCGATGCTGACCCAGCGCTGGTCGATCGAGCACAGCTCGTCGAAGGCGGGCACGACGGGCACCGCACCGGTCGGCGTCTGCGGATGCAGGCGCAGCTTCTCGACGTACTGCCCGACCATCTCGGCGAGCAGCTTGCCCTCGTTGATCAGCGCCGTCTCGTCCTTGCTGAGCTGACGGTAGCCGGTGATCTTTGGCTGGAGAAACATCTCCCCCGGTGCGGTGCGGTCGCTCATACCGGGTTCGCCGTGTTGTCGTCGCTCGGCGTGCTGCCGAGGCCCACCAGCGCGCGTGCCGCTGCGACCGCTTCGGCCGGCACGGTGAGCGTGGACCATTGCCCCGAGCTGGACGAGGCGCCCTTGACGAGCAGCCCCTTCAGCGCCTTGCGGAGCTGCGCGACCTCATCGTTCTCCTCGACCGGCTCTTCGTACGTGGCGTCGGGCAGCGGCGCGGGCTTCGCTGCGGCTTCGGCCGCTGCCGCCTCATCGAGCTTCTGCTGCTCGGCGAGCGCATCGGCTTCGTACTGCTCCTGAACCGGGTCCTTCGGCAGATCGTCGAAGGTGTTCGGGTCTTGCTTCTTGCTCATGCGTATCTCCTACTCGTTGGGAACCTTGTAGCCTTTTTGACCTTTGCGCCACGCGCGGTTCTTGCCCGCTGGTGCGACGCCGAGGTTGCTGGGTGCGTTGCCGCCGCGGTTGTCGAGTGCTGTCTTGTGGATCACATCCTTTCCGTCGCCGATGGGGGATACGCCCGACTTGACCGCAGCGCGCTCGGCAGCGCGGCGCTTGGTCTGTCTCTTCACTTGCTCGGGCGTCTTGTTGTAGGCCGCTTGATAGGCCAGCTTCGCTTTCGTTGCCATGTCACGCTCCCTTGTTGTCGAAGTCTTCCCAGCGCCACTCCATCAGCCAGTGGCACACCCAGCGTGTGAGCCAGCGCGGGCGCACGCGCATGTGGAAGTAGAGGCCGGGGTCGCCACCGAGAACCCATGCACCTACAGCCGGCGGCGGGCCTTGGATCACGAACGTGGTCTTCTCATTCATGTCACTCCCCGCAGAACTCGCACGTCTTCACCGGGCAGTACTTCCTGCACAGCCCGGACTTCTTGGGGTTCCACACCCCGTTGGCGTGCGCGGCTTCGAGGCGTGTGACGCGTTCACGCCACCGCCACCAAGCCTCCGCTGCCTTCTCTCGCTCGATCTTGTACTTCGCGAGCGTGCCCTTCAGCACAAATAGTAGCCCGCCGCTGACGCTTTGGACAGTGGGAAAGTGCTTGAAGATCATCAGCGACATCAGCATGAGCTGGTCGGTGTCCGGGTACTTGTCGTTGCCGGACTTGTAGTCGAAGCAGCGGGCCTTCGTCTCGTCCGGCGAGAGCACGATCAGGTCGGCGATGCCGCGCCCCCACACGTCCGGCGCATCGAACTTGCAGGGGGTCAGGTCGATGCGCACGCCCATCTCGTGCTCGCACAGCTTCGTGCCCGGCATGGCCGCGATCGACTCCAGCACCGGGAGCAGGAAGCCGAACTCGGGCGTGACCTCATCCTTCTCGTGGATGAAGTCCTCCGCTGCCTTGTGGAGACGCGTGCCGTAGCGCTGCTGCTCCGTCTCCTCTCGTGGGTAGTGCTTCAGGACACGCACCTCGTTGTAGCGGCGGGCGCACTGCTCGAAGTCCTTGAGCATTGAGTAGGACCACTTCATGTCGGCTCACCTCCATGCAGCGTCATCACGTCGTACCCGCTGCCGCAGTCGGTCTGGAACACGCAGGCGATGCGCACGGCTTCGACAGCGCCACGGCCGAGGTGCATGGCCGCGTACGCGAAGTCGCGGCCGCTGCCGGCTGCGAAGAACTTGTCCTCGACGATCAAGGGGAAGGGCCCGGCGCTGTAGACGCGAACGGTCTTGCCGTCGAACACGCTGAGCCCCGCCTTGCCGTCATCCTTGCGCGCCTCGTCGGGGAAGTCGGCCGGCACGGCGCCGGCCTTGTACCACTCCCGCAGCTCGGCGCCGATGTCCCAGTCGCCCGTGATGCCGAGCAGCTCCTTCTCGTGGCGGAATATCTTCGTGCACGTCTTGGCGATCCCGCCGTTGACGATGCGCTTGTCGGCAGCGAGCGTGCTGCCGTCCCATGCAATGACACTCATGCCTTCTCCTCGAATCGCGAGGTGCGGATCAGCTCCTCCAGCAGCAGAGAGAACTGCGTGACGAACGGCTCGTTGTGCGCGAGCTTGTGGCCCATCGTCATCAGGATGGCGTGGGTGCCCTCGTGCCAGAACGTCTTCTGCTGCTGGTGCGGCGTGCGCGCCTTGTTGCGGGCGATCTGGTAGATGCGGATTTCCTTGGGCGGCGGTGGCACGCACAGGCCCGCGTGTGTGCCGCTCATGCTGCTGACCAGCTTGCGGACGAGCCACTTGCGGCGACGCAAGCGGAACGAACTCGGGATTGGATGCGTCATTGTTTTGCTTCTCCGTAGCGTTGGTGTGCGCCGACATCGGCGTCTAACGGGATGCCCGGCAGGTACACCGGGTCCACGATCATCTGCTGGCGAACCCAGACCTTCGCCTTAGCAGAGTCTTGCTGGCGAGCAAGCGCCGCCAGCTCGTCGTGCACCGTGAGGACCACGGGCAGCCGCTTCGCGACGCGAAGCATTCCATCACTCATCACGATGCGTGCGAGCCCTTGTGTCACGTTGTTGCACAACGTGCCGGGGTGGATGTATTCGATCTTCTTTCCCTTGCGGTACATGTACGCAGTGCGGCCGCGCTCGTCGCGCCCCTTCGTCAGCTCGGGGTACAGGATGCGCATGCCGTTGGGCATGAGGATCGCGCCCTTCTCGAAGGTCAGGCACTTGTAGGTGTGCGTCGCACCACCGTGCAGGCACTCCTCCAGCATCTGCTTGAGGAAGCCCCAGAACTTCACGACAGGCTGCGCCGTGGCGCGGTAGCGGTCGATGATCTCCTTGGCCACGATGCAGTGGATCAGCAGCTCGTCGTCCGAGCACGCGTGTGGCACGAGCGCAGCGCGCTCCATGCACCACTTGTCGGCAGTGAACTTCATCACCTGCTGCGCCGTGATCCCCATGAGCTTGGCGTCGGCCACCGTGTAGCGCTTCGGTGGAGCGCCAAGGAAGCCGGCAAGAAGCTGCCCGGCGAAGCTCGGCCAGCCCAGCATGTACCCAGCCCCCAGCAGCGCGCTCTTGGCGCTCTGGCGCAGCACAGGGTGGCTTTCCTTGGTCATGCCCGGCACGCCGAACATGCCGGCGCCGAACTGCGCGTACGCATCCTGCCCGGAGCGGAAGATGCTCTGCAGGTCCGTGTAGTCGGTCAGCTCGGCCAGCACCCGCGGCTCGATCTGCATCAGGTCGCCGACGACCACCACGTAGCCGGGAGGCGCCTTGATCGACTTGCGCAGCGCGCTGCCGCGCTTCATGTTCTGCAGGTTGACGTTGCTGCCCTTCGATGCCTGCCAGCGGCCGGGCCCGGCGCCCCAGTAGTTGAGCGGCACCGGCAGCGGACCACGCCCGCCGATGTCGATGAAGCGCTGCGCCCGCGTGCGAGCTTGCGTGGACTTCACCCGTAGCCGTGCCTCGCAGAGCAGGGCAACGTCTTCGTTGTCGCCGTTCTGCATCTGCTGGAACAAGGCGTCGTTCTTGGCGAAGGCGTAGATCATCCGGCCCTCGGCCTTGCCCTTGCCCGACGGCGAGGGCTTCATCGGCGGATCGACACCCAGCAGGCGCAGCACGTCGGCGAACGTGTCGTTGCTGGCCAGCTCGGACTCGGTACGCTTCACCAGCGCCAGCGCCTTGGCCAGCGCGTCTTCGTCGTCCTTGAGCGCCACCTCCAGCATCGGCGTGTCGAATTCGAGGACGGGTCTGGTGTACATCTTCACCGTCATGTCGATGAGCTGCAGCTCGGAGACAGGGAAGTGCGGCAGCATGCGGATCAGCAGCTCGGCGCACAGCCACGAGTCGTGCTTGCAGTACACCGCAAGCTCCTGCTCCACCTTGAAGGGCAGCTCGTCGAGGATGTTCTCGCTCGACTCCAGCCCCTGCATCTTGGCCGGCAGCTCATAGCGGTCGGCCAGTGTCTTGAGGCTGTTGCCCGCCTCGACGCCGTGAAGGGCGCGGCCCATGCTCAGCGTGTCGAGGATGAAGGCGGGGTGGACACCGTAGTGCCAGAACATGATCGACACATCGAACGCCGCGTTCTGCGCGACTACTGCGATGCGTGTCCAGTCATGGCTGGCGAAGAATGACTTGAGCCCAGACCGGCGCACCCACACGGGCATGTGCTTGTTGGTCTTGAGATCGATGAATGACCACGACAGGCCCCACGCCTTGAAGCGCGGATCGCGGAGGTACTCTTCCATTGTTTGGCATGAGAAGCCAAGGTTGACTGCGCGGCCCCACGCAGACTCGAAGTCGATGACCATCACATGGTCGAAAGGACGAGGCATTGGTGCTCCAAGAAAAGCCCCCGGCGTTGCGCCGGGGGCGGGGCAAGTCTTAGGCTTGCTCTTGCTTCTTGCGACGACGCTGCATGTAGGCCACGGCCGCGAGGCCGGCCATGAACAGCGCGTACGTCTCCGGCTCGGGAACCGGCGTCACGTCGAACGGCGTGCCGCCCGGGGGCACTGCGCCGTTGAACCAGCCGCTGCCGCCATCAGCCAGCCCCTGCGCGTGGGTCGCGAAGAGGAAGCCGTTCTTGCCAACAGGACCGTTGACGCTCAGGCTGTTGTAGAACGACAGGGGCAGGCCGAGGAAGTCCCACGACAGCATGTCCGTGCCGTTGAAGCGGTTGCCCGGCGGCGCGTTGTCAAGCGTCAGCTTCCAGTCGAAGAAGCCGTCGCCGTCAGCCTTGAACGCGTTGCTGCCGAACTCGAAGCCGATGAACGTCTCCGTGTTGCCAGCCACGTTCGCCACCGTCGGCGCCACGCCACCGTTGAAGTTCCCGTACAGCGCGCTGACGAACTCGCCTGCGACCATCGTGCCTTGGAACTCGAAGTGGACCCCGCCAGCGATGGCAGTCGCCGTGAGGATCGAGCAACCCGTGGCGGGAATGGCGCAGTCGGTGCCACCGCTGAACTCGTTGGTGAAGCCGATGTCCACCGCTTGCGCGGGTACATGGATGAGTGCGAGCGCCGTGGCGATCGCGAGGAAGAATTTCTTCATGACGTTGATTCCTGTATGAGGTAGAAAACCGCCGCCCTCGGCGGCGGTGCAGAGCGAGGTCAAGGCTTAAGCGGCCACACCCCCCTTCTTCTTACGACGGCTCAAGAACGCGACCGCGGCGAGGCCCATGCCGAACAACGCGTACGTCTCCGGCTCGGGGATCGCAGCGACCTGCACGTTGCCGACGTAGGACGCGGGCTGACCAGCGGACAGGCCGCTGATCGTGCCGCTCACGGTGAAGGCGTAGGTCCCGGCCAGCAGCGAGGTGAAGTCCAGCACCGAGGCGTAGTTGGGCACCGTGTTGCTGGTTGCCAGCAGCCCGCCCAAGTCCAGCGCACTGCAAGAGCCACCGGCAGCGCCGCACGTCGCACTGTCCACGCTGAACAGGTTGACGGCGAAGTTGCTGATGCTCTGGATCGGCAGGAAGATCACGTCGAGCGTGGCGTTGCCCGTCGGGTTGACATCGAAGACCCACGTATTGCTGAAGTTCCCGTTCTGCCCGGTCGTCGAGTTGCCGAACGTGCTGTTGTCGAACGTGTTCGGGTCGTGCTCCCCGAGATACGTCGCCGGCTCGCCCGGGATGTAGACGCAGCCGTCACAGACGACGACCGCGCTCGCAGGTCCGGCGAAGAACGCCAGCGCTGCTGCTGCCGCAAGGAAAAGTTTCTTCATCTCATACTCCTAAGAATGTCCGAGCTTTCTGGAGGTGCTCGGACTAGACCTCAGTGATCAATGCCTCTGTTCGTTGCTCTGCATCGCAGCGCTGATGACCGAAGCGCGTGCCTCCATGTAGTACTGCAGCATCACCGACGCCTCGTCGTGGTCCGGCGTCAGGCAGTGCACCATCACGCGCCGCATGCCGTCGTCGCCCTCGACTGCGCGCAGCAGCACGGCGGGCTTGTCGGGCGAGTCAACGATGCCGATGGCGATGCTCACGAAGTTGCGCAGCGCGTACCGCTGCGTGTCGGTGAAGTGCTTCGTGCGCTCGTGGAAGTCGTCGAACTCCGCGCGCTCCTGTTCGTTCATCTCTTCGCTCATGGTTGCTTCCTTCGCAGCCGTGGTTGGGGAACGTCGTCCTCCACAAGCATCCGTCGTGCCGGCCAGTAGCTCGGCACCCGGATGTTGCGCTGCCGCATGGCATCTACCGTGCGCGCCACGAGTTCAACATTACCCTTGTGAATCAGTAGGACAATCCCGCCCGATTGGCGAGCCTTGTCCGCGTTGTCGTGCTGAAGCGTGGTCGGTTGCTCCTTGTCGTCGCGCTTCGCCTCGATGCCAAGGAACTGGCCCGAGACACAGCAGGTGAAATCGAAGCCCCCCGCTCGGCCGTAGCCGTTGGCGGGGGGCATGGTGAAGTACACGGCCCGGGCGTTGAGTGCGTTCCTGATCTGCTCCTTGACCGGGATTTCAAGCGTTCTCTGCATGCTGCTCCTTCTGCCGCAAGCTGCGGGTGATTTCCTTCACGGCGTTCTCCATTGCCCGGTAGTCTGAGGCACTCGTGGAGGCAAAGTACAGAAATTCATAGGCCCCCTTGGTACAACGTATCCGGGTGGACTTGGCTCCCTGCTTCACCTCGGGGACGCTGATGCCAACCGCCCGGAGGCGGTGCACCAGCTCTCGGTGCCACTTCTGCATGGTGCACCTCCCCGGTCAGGCCGACAAGTCGAACTGGTCGCGCAGCTTGTTCACCGCCTTGCGCACGTCCTCCCGCTTGCCGTGGTCGTCGCGCAGCACCTGCGCCGTGGTGCCGTCCAGCGCCTTCTCCAGTGCCGTGGCCAGCCGATCGATGTCGTGTCCGGCCAACGCCGGCAGAGACTTGACCAGCGAGCACAGCTCGAAGGCGCTCGACACGAGCGTGTCATGGAAGCGCTTCTGCTTGGGGTCGCCGGTCTTGGCGTCCGTCTCGGACACCAGCCGGTCGGACATGCGCGCCAGATGCTCGCCGAAGCGCTTGCTGATGTCAGCCAGCATCGCCGCCTCGCGCTTGGCATTGGTGTTCGACAGGCTCTTCTGCAGCTCCTCCAGCGCCTCGTTGCCCACGTCCACCCGGAAGTCGCCCGCGGCCGGCACGGGCTCGATGTCCATGCCGATCGAGAACTTGCCGGCGATCTCGGAGGCCGACGGGAAGTCGTCGCGCTTGAACATCTCGCCCAGCGCCATCGCCTGCGCCGTGATCAACGACGGGTAGATGCTGATGAAGCCATCCACCTTGGCGTTGAACTCGGCCATGTAGCCGCGCACGGTCTTGTCGAACTCCATGAGCTTGAGCGTGGGCAGCAGGCGCTGTCCGCTGTCGGTCCACGGGAAGGTGTTGTCGTACACGTAGTTGCGAGCCTTCGTCGCGATCTGCGCGATCTCTTCCAGCTCCGGGCGTCCGGCAAGGAGGTTCTTGTTGACACGAGCGGCGCCCTTGGACTTGGCGCCCTTCTGTGCCTCCACCTCGTCGGACACGCCTCGGTCGAGCTTGCGCGCGGTCCACTGGGAGATGGCGAGGGTCACGAGGATGCCGCAGGAATTTAGATTCAAGTGGTTGTTCATAACGTCTTTCAGGTTGGTGGTGTAACAGTGTGGAATTATAAACCAGTCTGGGTCAGGGAATCCTCCTCAAGTTGAGCATGTGTATCAGGGCTTCTGCTGAGCGCGAAGCGTCCGCGATGCGCAGCGGATCGTCAAGGGAGTGCTTGTCCTCCACAGGCAAGTTGACCACGAAGACAAGGCGGAACGTGTCCACCTCCTCGCCCGTGATCACGCCGACGTTCTCCATGTACCCGAGCTGCAGCAGGAAGTGCTTGCCACCGAACAGGCTGGGCAGCACCCGATGCGCGTGCAGCGCCCTGCCCGACCACTTGCCTTCGAGCGGGCGGCTCGTGGCCACGCGTATCGGCACGAGTGCCTGCAGCGATGTGATGCTGCGCTCCTCGTTCGGTCGCACGAAGGGCTCGGCGCCCGCGGTGCTGCTGTTGGCCAACGGTGTCGTGCGCGGGGAGCGCATCGGCGAGCGCGGCACGTTGACGCCCTGCTGGTTGTTGCGCAGCGCCAGCTCAGCCGCTCGCTTCTGATCCATGACCTGCGTGGCGGTCAGCTTCTGCCGCGCCTTCTCCTCGAAAATCTTCATCCACTTCTCTCGTTCGGTTGTCACGCGAACTCCTTTCGTCTCAGGTTGAGCATGCCCATCATGGCGCGTGCGCAGCGGTTGGCTTGCTCCATCTCTTCGTTGCTACCAGCCATCATCTCCATCGGGTAGTGGATGATGAACTTCACGCGGAACGCGGCCGCGGTCGGATCGCCCGCATCGAGGATGTGGCCGAGCTGGATCAGGTAGTGCGGGCCGCTGAACTTGCCCTCGACGATGCGGTACTCGGTCAGCTCGTGGCCGGTCCACGTATCGTCGAGCATGTCGCCGTTGGCGTGGTGCACGGGGGTCATGGGGTTCATCGCCGCCACTGTCCGTGCACCACGCGCATCGAGCTGCGTCACAGCGTCTCCTTTCCAATGCGCAGCATCTTCCCCTTCAGCGGACGGAAGCGATGGTTGCCCACGATGCCCCAGAGCAGCGGCCCCGGCGGGCACTCGTACTGCGACTCGATCTCGCCGTCCGTGAGGATGATCGTCGCCTTCGGCTTGATCTTGTGCTCCTTCATGTACGTCGCCACGCACGTCACCGTGGTGCCCCCGCCGCCCTTGGCCTGCAGCCGCTTGTCCAGCGTGGCGTAGTCGGCCGGCACGAAGCGCTGGATGCTCTGCACCTTCGTGTCCCACCAGATCACGATGACCCACTGCGGCTGCACCTGCTCGCACACGCGCCCGATCTCGCCGAAGACGCGTGCGTAGTACGCACGCATCGAGCCCGACGTGTCGCACGCGACCACGAGCCCGCCCACTGCCTCCGCGAAGTGCGACGGCAGCATGATGCCGAGCGGACGGAACAGCTTGTTGGGCGGGCACCAGCGCGACATCTCGTCGCCCTCCATCGCCTCGACCATGAACTGACGCAGCGGATCGCGCCACTCGGTGGTGGTCTTCTCGAAGCCCTTGAGCGAGGCGCCCCCTGCGTTCGTGCCCCGAAGGCGCGCACTCGTGATCTCCCCCTGTGCGTGCGCGTCCTCCAGCATCTGCTCTTCCTCCTTCGCCTTCTGCGCATCGCCGTCGCCGGGCTCGCGCTGCATGTGCTCGTCCATCGGAGGCGCAGTGCCGCCCTTGCCGGTGCCCTTGCCACCGCCGCCCGTGCCGCCGTCGCCGCCGTTGATCAAGTCCTGCAGCACCTCCATGCAGGACCAGTCCCGGTACTTCTCGTCGATCAGCGGCGGGTAGTCGGTCGGTCGTTCGACGAAACTACGCTTGCCGTCCATGTCCTCGACGACGAGGTTGACCACGTAGTCCACCGCTTGCGCGGCTTCCCGCGGGTGCTTCTTGAACGCGGCGTTGTACAGCGTGCAGTGCATGAGCAGCTTGTGCAACTGCTCGTGCGCCACGACGTAGCGGAGCTGGCCCCGGTTGAGGCTCAGCGTCCACTGCTCGTTGTACCAAGTGTCGAGCCCGTTGGTGCACGCCGTGGGCTTGTCAGGCCCCGCGATGTGCACCTCGCCGATCTGCGTGACCGGCCCGATGCGGCTGAACTCGGGGTCCTGCATCAGGTCGAGGTGAATGCGGGAGATTCGCTCCCGCGCGTTGAGTCCGTCGTAGTTGGTGCTCATTTCGGCTTGTTCCTTTCCTTGTAGATGTCGTGCACGATCGTTTGAACCACGTCCTCGGACTTGTCGAAGTAGTGCGCAGCCCCGACTGCGACCTCCAGCATGATGAGTGCCAGAACCTCGGGGTCGGCGCGCTTCTCGTGGATGTGCATCAGTTGCTTCAGGTCGTTGCCGACCAGCGTTCTGAGCTTCACGTATTCCTCTTCGGTCATTTCAGGCATTGAGCACCTTCAAGCTCTTGGCCAGCTCCGTGGTGAACGTCGCCGACCGTGAGAAGAGTCCCATCTTCTTGGTGTTGTGGGACACGTTGGAAGCGAAGAGGAGTTTCATCTCGTTGGGGAAGCGCGCCATGTACTGGCTGACCGCTTCCGCCTCCTGCCGCTCCTTCACCTGCTGGATCAGGCGGAAGGCCAGCATCACCTTCGCGCCGGGGTTGACCGGCACCGCCGTCCCCTTCGGATCGGAGACGACCATGCTGAACGCCGGCAGCGACTGGCCGAAGCGCACGTACGCCATCAGCAGCGCGGTGTATGCGCGGCCGATGGTGCCGTTGAGCGCGGCCGTGATCGTGTCGTTGTCCAGCGCGCCGCCCTTGTGCAGGATGTCGCTCGCCGCGTGCAGCGAACGCGGCGTTGCCCATTTGTCTTGGGTCGCCCTCGGGTTGAAGATGTACGGGTTGTCGCGCGCCAGATCGCGCCCCGCCTTCGGACCGTCCGGCTCGTAGTCGGTGAACGACTCGAACACCTGCGGGTACTCCTGCACGCAGGCAAGGATCGCCGGGTGCAGGTCGTGGTGCATCGCGAAGTTCTCCGTCCACTCCTCGGCGGTCGGCTTGCGCAGCGTCACGTCGATGATGCGGTCGCGCAGGTGGCCCTGCATCGTGTCGCCCAGCCCTTCCGCGCCGAGGTTCGTGCAAGCGAACACCACGCTGCCCTTGGGCATGCGGTAGTCGCCGCTGCGGTGCTCGTACAGCAGCGGCGCAATCGCGTCCTTGATGTACTGACGCGCCTTCGCAATCTCGTCGAAGCACAGCAGGATCGGCTGCGCGCCCTCGATGCCGTGGTGGTTGCCACGGCTGATGCCGAAGCGCTCGTTCGGCAGCTCGCGCGAGACGCCGGCCTCACGGTCGATGTCCGGCACCCAGATCGAGCCGTCCGACAACTGCGTGCAGTCGATCGGAGCGACAACGTGGTAGCTGGCGAAGTGCGGGTCCTTCGCCAACGCGTACAGCAGCGTGGTCTTGCCCGTGCCGGCTTCGCCCTGCACGAGCACCGTTCGGTCGCTGCCGACAGCCTTGATGAGTTCGGCGATCTGCTTGTGGTTGAGAGTGAGTTTCATAGCTTCCTTCTGAGGAATGTGGTGGGGAGATGCAGCCCCACCTTCTGCGTCTACTTGCTGTTCGCGAACGCCTCTTCGGCCTGCCTAAGGGCCTTCGGGTCGTTCTCTGCGAGGTACTTGCGGATGTGCGGCGTCAGGACCAGCACGCCGAGCGCGGTGTGCACCGGGTCGATGTTCACGCCGTTGCGGGCAGCCTTCTCGACGAGGTGCTTGGTGGCACGAGGCAGGTCCCACCAGCGGTTGAAGCCGTCGGCCCGTGCCCGCGCCATGACAGCGAGGTGCGCCAGCTCGACGCGCTGCAGCGTCTTGTGCGCCTGTCGATCGAACTCCTTGGCCATGTACTTCTTCGAGCAGCCCGTCCAGCGGAGGCCGAACGTGAACTCGTTCAGCGCCATCGCAACGTGGTGCGTGGGGATGCCACGCACGGCAGCGAGGAACTCGTTGCCCGTCGTCATCCCAAGTCCTCCGCGTGCTCGATCTTGCTGCCGCGGAAGCGGCCGTGGATCGTCATGGCCGGCGACATGCTCACGATGGGCATGCGCGGATGGTGGTAGCTCTCGCCGAAGATTTCCGGGCCTTCGACTTCGAGCGCGCTGCCGTCCTCGATGAACTCATCGAGCAGGCGTGTGGCCTCCTTCTTGGTGTACGCCTTGATGTAGGCAGTGGCTGCGACTTGGAGATCACAGCGGAACAGCTTGAGCTTTGCTCTTGCCATGTCAGCTCCAGAAGTACAACGCCGCGCCGATCAGCGCGACGATGAGCAGGTAAAGCCCGCCGAGGCGGGCACGCGAGCCGGTGTTGAGCACCGGCTCGTAGTCCTTCGGGAATGCTTCCCGAAGCGAGCGCGGTGTCCGCTTCACAACGGGCAGCTCACGTTGTTGGCGAGCGCCTGCGCCTCCTCCATCATCGCCTCCTGCTCCGACGGGTAGAGATCGTCGAACGACTCGGGCGCCTTCTCGCGCTTGTCCTCGCCCTCGGCGGGCTCGGCGCCCTCGTCCACGAAGTCGGTGGGGTCGAGCCCTTCCACGTCCGACTGCGCCGACTCCAGCTCGTCCTTCCACGATTCGAGGTTGTCCTTCGCCTCGGTCGTCTCGTCGAGCTGGGGGCAGCCGTTGGGGAAGCCCTCCTCCAGATTGGAGACAGCCTCCTCGTACTCGCTGATGCACTCCTCGACGGCCTGCGCCGCCTCTCCGAGCGCCGTCGCCACGTCCTCGGGGCAGGTCGCATCGCCGAGCGCGTCCTGCAACGCCTCGTCTGCGGCGTACACGTTCGACAGCTTGGGGCTGCCGGTGAGTTGGCTCTGGCGGGGCGGCGTCTTGCTCATCTGCTTCGGGCCGCGGAAGTGCGCCCAGTAGAAGTACGTGTCGCCCTTCTTGATGCCGTGCTCGGGGTAGTCCTTCGCCGCCTTAGCGGTGTGTGCTCGTGCCATGTTGCGTTCTCTCTTTCATTCTCAGTTGATGATTCAGGCACTTGACCTGATTGATTGCATCCCACCACTGCTGGGCGGGTACTGCTCGCTTGCTACTGGTGACGTGCCACCTCCTTCCTTTGAAATAAAACCTTATGCCTGCATCCATCTGCGGCCCCTCTTGATGTTGCTGATCGCCGATGGATGCACGTTGAACTGCGCAGCGATCACGCACTGCAGCGTGCCTTGTGCCAGCCGCTTCTTGATGCGCACCACTTGCGCATGCGTCAGCTTCGGCTTGCCCACCTTGCGCCCGTCGCGTCTGCTGTCGTTCGTGTTGTCCTGAGGCGTGCCCTTGAGCAGGTGCTCGGGGTTGCAGCACGGCGGCGTGTGGCACTTGTGCCGCACCACCTTGCCCTTGGGGATGCGCCCCTTGAACGCAGTGAACGACAGGCGATGCGCCTGCGAGTCGAGCCCGTGCACATAGGCGTGCGTCGTGTGGCCGTAGCCATCCTTGTCGCAGCGCAGTTGCCACAACCAGCACCCAGTCTTCGGATCGACCTTGATCCGCTTGCGGATGTACGCGCGCCAGTGTTTCATCAGACCGGCTTCCACCGGGTCCACCCGTCCTTGGGACAGCGCTTGCCGTTGATGATCCGGTCGTGCACGACGAGGCCGACGACGGTGTGCGACGCCACGTAGTGGAGCTGGCCGAGGTAGATTTGCTTCGTGTAGCTGGTATCCAGCTCAGTCGGCGCCTCGTCCACCTCGACGTAGCGCGTGTGCCTGCCGTCCTTGTCTTGCACGAGCGCGAGCCCATGCGTGTGGTTGATGTCGATGAGTTTCAAGGGTTCTCCTTCTCGATGACGGTCCAGCCCATTGCAGTCAGGACCTTGGTGATGGCCGGATCGGACATGAGTCCGCGCCGGGTTGCAGTCTTGTTCTTGTGACTGATCTCGTACTCCGAGCACACCCGAGGCACGAACCAGATACCTCCTTCGTTGATGCGCGCGAGATGCGCCTTCGTCCACGCAATGGCGAACGCCATGCCCTCGGGTGTGGCGACGTTCATGTCAGCCCTCGCGCACGGCCTGCAGCCGCTTGATCTCGACGAGCGCGCACTCGATGCCGGTCAGGGGCTTGGCAAAGATTTCGACGTTGACCGAGTGCAGCGCATCGACGACGGCGCACCACGCCTTCTCGCAGTCCAAGAGCCGCTGGTGCTCGGCCTTGGTGATCATCACGATGTTGTCGTCGTTCACTTCGCGCTCCCCAAGAGTTGCTGGTAACGGGCGCTGATCGCGCGGCCGAAGGCGGTGTAGTAGCTGTCGGTCAGGTAGCTGGGGTTGGCCAGCACCTCACCAAGCAACTCCAGTGCCGACATCGTGGCGATCTGCGCGATGTACTCCTCGTCGCTGATCATGCCGGCACCTCTTCCTTCGTCAACTCGGCCAGCTCGGCGGTGAGCAGCGGGATGTTCGTCTGCAGCCACTTGATGCGCTGCTCCTTCTTCTTGGCCGCGCGCTCGACCTCGCGCTTCTGCTCCTGCTCGACCTCGAAGCGCACGCCGTGCTTCTGGAGGTAGAACTCGTAGCGGCGCACGAGCTTGGCCATCGACAGTCGATAGCCGTTGATCTGCCGCGACGTGAGCCCATCGACGAAGTAGTGCGGCGTGCTCGCTGCCACCTTGTTGTCGTCGTCGTAGCGCAGCTCGAACCAGAACGTCGGGCGGAACCGGAAGTTGTCCAGCGTGGCGCCGGACCCGGTGCACTTGTGCACGGAATAAGCCATGCGTTTCTCCTTGAGGTGGCCCGCCGAAGCGGGCCGGGGTTTCACTTCACCAACCACACACGGATGTGTTCGGCGTCGATCGTGCGCACGTTGATGCGCAGCCCCAGCCGGGTGGCGAGGGTACGGATCGACGAACGCGCATCGAGGGGGATCACGATGCTCTCGCCCGGCTTCATCTTGCGAAGCGCCGCCGAGAACCCCCTGCCCTGCGATTCGGGTAGGGGGACGTTCTTGTCGATCTTGATTGCTGTTGCCATGTATACGTTCTCCTATGGTTGATTGACACAATGTCAAACGGGCAACAACAGTGTACAACAGGTCAGGAGTGGAACTCGTACTCCTTTCCCGGCTCCCGCTGGATCATGCCGATGGTGATGCGGTGGTCGCCCTGCTCGCCCGCGATCACGATGATCCATTCGAGCCAGCCGTTCGCGTTGCGCGGGTGCATGTAGACCTTGACGCTGATGTCCGCAGCCCCCCACCGGTAGATGCGCTTGCAGGCGTTGACGAACGCCAGCTCCTCGCCCGCAGCCGGTCCGATGAATTCGATCTTCATCTCAGTTCTCCAAGTTCCTGTTGTACGTGTAGCCGTGGAAGCAGCGCGTCGCCGACTGGTCGAACACCTTCACCTCGTTGTGGGTGATCTCGATGATCGAGCCGTCCGCGAAGCGCAGCGTGAACAGCCCATCGACGATGCGCGGCACGCCCACGTCGTGGTGCGTGATCATCTTCGGGTTGGTGCAGGCGAGGTACGCCATCGGGTTGCGCAGCCGCTGCTCGTGCACGAGGCACGCGTCCTCGGTTGCGAACTCGGTGCCGTCGAACGCCTTGTAGATCGTCTCCATCAGGGCCTCCCGTCCTTCCCGACCCAGCCCATCGCCGCCGGGTCGTTCTCCTCCTCCAGCCACGGCTCGAACTGGTCGAGCGCCTCGTCGAGTGCTCGCGTGTGGTCGTTCCCGTGCTCGCCGACGATGATGTTCGCGCGCCGGCAGTAGTTCACGAGTGCACGCGCCGCATGCACCACGGCCACGAGGTCCTTGTTGAACGCCTCGGCCGGGCCCGTCTCGCTGGCGTACGCCTCGTCCAACTCGCGCGACTGGGCCAGCACCACCTCGTCGCTGCGCTTGTCCCAGCCGTTCGCCTTCAGCTCGTGCGAGTTCATCGGCCGCACGTCGCACGCATCGACGCGCGGGAACGGGTTGGGGTAGTCGCCCATGTCGAGCTGCACCACCAAGTCGTTGGTGTGCAGGCTCACGATTCGACAGGGCTTGCCCGTCGGGGTGTGGATATGCGTTGGCTTCATGCCTTCTCCTTCTCCGGTTCTGCGATGCCACGACCGGCCATCGCGTTGATGACCCACACCACGGGCACGTCACTGCTGAGCGTGTCCGGGGCGCGGGGCGTTTCGTCGAGCAGGTTGAGCGCCGTGATGACGCCCATGAAGAACTCCAGCTCGGCGCGCAGGTACTTCATGGACTTGGGGTTCAGCTCCTGCGCCTTGGCGCGGCTGTGCCACGCCGCCTCGGCCTTCTTGACGAAGGCTTTCTTCGCCTCGCTCATCATCCCAGCACCCCCCGCAGTGCGATCTTCACCTGCTCGGTGATCTGCGAGCGCAGGCCCGTGTCGAGCGCCACGTTGAGCTTGCGCCGGATGGACTCCAGCTCGGGCTCGGCCACGGCGTTGACCGCCGCGAACACGGCCGCGTTGTAGGCGACCGCGGCCTGCTCCGCGATCAGCTTGCGCGCCGGGTCCGACAGCGTGAGCTTCTGGCCGAGAATCTTGACGCCCTCGACCGCGAGCCGCGCCTCGAACTCGGTCTTGACCGCGGCGTTGATCGCCGCCTGCATGTTGGTGACGTTGCGATCGACAATCTTGCGCACGATCTCGTTCATGACCGTCTCTTGCAGCTTGAGACGGGCCTCGGTGCCCTCGGGGAACAGCGCCGTGAGGGCGCTGGCGTCGAGCTTGAATTCAGCTAGCGGCATTCGTTTCTCCTTCGTTGGTTTCGATGGTCCACGGCTGGCAGTTCTGGAGGAACCACGCGCGTGGGGATTGCTTGTCCTTCTTGGTCGTCGGCTTCCAGTCCTCGTGTGGAAGCGAAAAGACGGTTGCGAAATGCTTGTTGATCGCAGCGCGCAACGCAAGCGGCCAGCCCGCATCGATCATCGTGCGGCCGTGGATGCCGACGTGAACTCCCTTCTCGTGTGACATGAAGATCGCCGAGCGCGTGACGCCATCGGGCAGCTCACGCACATGGATCAGTGCAGCGATGCCGGGGCGCAGCTCGAAGACGCGTTTCATTTCAGATCGCCCCTTCCTTGATCTTGATGCCGGGCCAGTACACGATGACCCCCTTGCCGAGCGAGTCGGTGCGGGCGCCTTTGATGCCCGCCTCGACAGCCGCCTCGATGATGGGCATGGCGTAGTCGCCCGAGACGGCCGCGCACTCCGCGCCGTACATCCCGCGCCCGGAGTACTCCTGATAGTCCCAGTCGTTCTCCTTGGCGAGCTGCTTCAGCTTCTGAACCTTGGTCATGATCGTCATCTACTCTCTCCTTCAAGTTCCCGTTTGACACCATGTCAAACGGGTCTATCAACCTAGTGCGGCATCTGCAGTTCGCACAGCTCGGCCAGCTCCTCGATGACCTGCTGCCAGTCCCCGGCGCCGAGCGCCACCGCGTAGACCTCGGCCGGGCTGAACACCTCCTCGTCGAGCCGGTTGCGATCGGTCTTGAGGTACTTGGCCACGAGCGTCATCAGCGGGCCCGGCTGCCTGTCGAGTGCTGCTTCCCACGCCTCGCAGATGCGGTCGTCCTCGGCGTTGCGCGTGGGCGGCACGGTGCCTTCGTCCTTGATCTCCTTGCCATACAGGTTGAAGGTCACGTCGTCCTCGATCTCGGCAGGGTCGCGCTCGGTGGGCAGCGCTTCCCACCTGATGCGTGCACACGCAGCGCCGAGCAGCATCAGGTAGTTGCCGTCCTGCTCCTCCTTGTCGCTGTGCTCCCAGTCGTAGCCGACCGAGATGTTCGTGCACTCGGGGATCAGGTCCATGAGGTTGGCCGTGTCGGTGAAGATGCCCCCATCGCAGGGCATGTACAGCAGCCCCTCGTTGTTGAGCATGGAGGACAGCTCCTCGCCGAACGCATCGCTGGCGCAGCGCCCACCCGCCTGATGCGTGATCACATCCGAGTAGCCGCGCCGGTCGAACGCAATCGCACGGTCGAACTCGCAGCACAGATCGGCGTGATGCTTGGCGAGGTAGCGGCTGCCAGTACCGCCCGACTCTTCCCCTCTGAAGAAGATGTAGTACCCCGGGACGCCCATGTCCATGAGGTGGCCGAGGATGCAGATGCCCGCGGCGTCATCCGCACCCAGCGTGTCCCCCTTCGCCCGGTAGAACCCGTCCTTGTCCTTCTCCCACAGGTTCACGCTCCCCTTCTTGTGCACGATCGTGTCCGTGTGGGCCACGAACAGGGTGCCGCAGTTCTGCCCACGCCGATCGAAGTGCAGGTTGCCCGCCTCGTCGATCATGGTGGGCTCGAAGCGCTCGGCGAGGTACGCAACGAAGCGCATCTCGCTGGGCGTGCCGCCATCTCGCTTGATCGAGATGGCGCGTTCAAACAGGTCAAGCTTCAAGGCGCAGCTCCTCTTGGTTGTCGTTGCTCATCGAACCCTTGATGCCGTAGCCGTCAGGGGTGTCGTCCTCGTGGTAGTAGTCGCCGTCGATCTCGACCGGATCGACGCTGCTCGGGTACCACTGCCCCGTGCCCGTGCACTTCCACGCATCGGCGATCAGCAGGTAGTCGCCCTCGTAGTCCGAGTAGCAGACGCGCGGATCGTCACGGCGGTACCAGTAGCTGCCGATCTGGCAGCAGTCCTCCTCCCACGCGTTGCTGCCGTTGTGCAACTCGACCACCTCCCTCGGCAGGTTCTCCTTGTCGTAGGGCTCGCCGTCCACCTCGATCACCTGCTCATCGTGGACGAGGTAGCTCCGACGGCCGCGGTACCCGTTGCCACCGCTGACCATCGTGAAGTAGTTCCGCACGCAGTGGTCGCAGACCAGCGTCTCCTCGTCGATGCCGACCCAGTTGCGCTCGTCATCGTCGGTGGAGTCGTCGCAGTGCTCGCACGGCTCGCCCTCGTCGTGCTCGGCGGTGCCGTCGCTGTTGTTGCAGCAGTACTCACCCGAGTCCGAGAGCACGAGGTACTCGGCACTGCCCTTGATGTCCACCCGATCTCGATTCCCATCGATATAGGGGAACAGCGGCTCGCGTCCGTTGCGAACGTACGCCAGCTTGGCACCACGCGGCCACGAGGACTCGTCCTCGACGCCCTGCTCGTCCAGCCACGCCCTGAGCAGCTCGGCCTCGCCGTTGTCGCCGTACGCACGCACGTAGCAGCCCTTGTCGTAGCTGCACGCGTCGCCGGCATAGACGAGGGCACGAGACAGGATGTTGCCGTCCCGTTCTCGAATCGCCATCGACCACCCGTACTTCGGCGCGTAGCACTGATACGGGTGAGGGTCGGCGTCGTCCCACTGCATGCAGGAGTAGGGCCCCTCCTGCACGGCGTTGACCATCTCCTCGCTCGTCTCGACGAAGCGAAAGCCCTCGGACACAGCAACGTCCACCTCGTAGACGAGATCGCGGATCACGTTGTCCTTCATGGTGGGGAAGGCAGCGCGCAGGTACTTGCCCGTCGTGGTCCGCGTCTGTCGGTCAGCGACGCCGTGCTCTTCGCTGCGCGTGTAGGCCAGCATCTTCTTGTCCTCGACCGATCGGTGCGGCCACTGCAGCAGCACCTTGTCGTCGATCTCGCCGACGATGCGGAT